CAAGGAAAAGGCTGCCGCTGTCGAAGGCCCGAAGGGGCCATTGTTGGGCGAGCACAGCCAGTCATGGATGGGCATCTGATGGCAAAACGCACGCGCATTCGCCGCGACGAACGTCCGGAACTGTCCGAGGACGACAAGATTCTGCGCGAGGCTAAGGACCGGTTCAAGCGCTGCGAGGACTGGGAAAGCGAATTCCAGACGCTGTACAAGGACGACGTCAAGTTCGCCAACGCCGATTCCGACAACGGTTGGCAATGGCCGCAGGGCCTGAAGCAGGAACGCGACGTCAACAAGCGCCCGTCCTTGACTATCAACAAGGTGGCGCAGAAGTGTAACTTGATCGTAAATGACGCGCGCAAGAACAAGGCGTCGGTGACGATAAAGCCGGTGGGCGATCAAACCAATTTCCGAGCGGCGCAGATTTATGAAGGCGTGGTGCGCCACATCGAGTACGTGTCGAAGGCGCAGGCGATCTACGACGAAGCGATGCAGAGCACCGTCGAAGGCGGCATCGGCTGGTGGCGCGTCGGCACGCAATACGACGACGAAGACAGCTTCGACCAGAGTATCGTCATCCTGCCGATCAGGAACCAGCTGGGCGTCTATCTGGACCCGGACCGGCAGCAGCCGGATGGGTCCGACGCCAAATACGGCTTCGTGTTCGACGACGTGCCGAAAGACGACGCCGAAAACGACTATCCCGACGTCAACTTCACGGAATCGAACATTCCGCTGAGCGGCCCGGACACCTGGGTGAAACCCGATAACGTGCGGATCGCAGAATACTACCGAATCGTCGAGAAGCCGGATACTCTGGTCTACATGGAGGACGACAAAGGCAACGCCGCGACGTTCCTAATGTCGACCGCGCCGTCCGAGGCCAAGGACGACATCAAAACAGCTAAAGAAAACGGCCAAGAAGTGCGCGAGCGGCCAGTTAAAACCAAGCATTTGGAATGGTTCAAAATCGCCGGCAACAAGATCGTCGACCGGCGCACCGTCGACGACAACCCGCTCAAGGGTCGGATCATTCCGCTGGTCTACATGGTCGGGCAGGAACGCGTCATCGACGGCAAACTCTACCGCAAAGGCCATGTGCGCGATTTGAAGGACCCGCAGCGCATGTACAACTACAACAGTTCGGGTCAGGTCGAGTATGGCGCACTGCAGACCAAGACGCCGTGGGTCGGTCCGAAGGAAGCGTTCGAAGGCAACGAGGACGCGTGGAATCGCGCCAACGTGCAGAATGCCGCATACCTTACCTATAATGGCTGGGACGTTGAAAACGATCGCCAAATCACGCCCCCTGCCAAACCGGAGCCCCCCGGCGCGTCCACCGCGTTCGTCGAAGGCATGCGCATTGCCGATCACGAAATGGATATGGTGAGCGGCCAATACGAGGCCATGGAAGGGCGCAGCGGCAACGAACGGTCCGGCAAAGCTATTCAGGAACGCCAGCGGCCGGGCGAAACTTCGACGTATCACTTCGTCGATCATCAGGCCATCGCCATCCGTAAGACTGGCATGATTATTCTGGACATGTTTCCGCACGTCTACGACACCGAGCGTGTGATTCAGATCATGGGCAAGGATGGTACGCAGAGCCAGGTGACGATCAAGCCCGACATGGCGGAGGCACTTGAAGAACAAAAGGATAAGGAAGTCCTGAAGGTTATGTTCAACCCGAAGGTCGGCAAGTATATGGTCGAAGCCGACGTCGGACCGGCCTATGGCACGCAGCGCCAGGAAGCCTGGAATGCGTTCGTGAACATCGTGACCGGGGCGCCCGACCTTATCAACGAGATCGGCGATCTGATGTTCAGGTCGGCTGACTTCCCGCTGGCCGACAAGATTGCCGAACGGCTGATGCGCAAGATCAAGGCCGAGAAACCGTTCCTGTTCGACGACGAAGCCCCGACGCCGCAGATGCAGGCGTTGCAGCAGGAAGTACAGGCGCTGTCGAAGGAAGTTGAACAATTACTGCAGACGCTGGCCGAAAACCGGCTCAAGCTCGTCGGTAAGGAACAGAAGCGCGATATCGAAGCGTTCCGGGCCGAAAGTCAACGCGTCAAAGACATTTCCAACGCACAATTGGACGTGTCGCGGCTGGGCGACCCGGAAGTCATGGCGCAGTTTAAGGGTGCGCTGTTGCAGGCGCTTGATCAAATGGTTGGCAGCGACATCACTGGGCGCATTGAAAAACTGGGTGGCGAGGGCATGGATCAGCCTCTCGACGTGCCGGACTTTTTGGAGGGCGCCGCGGCCGAAGGTGGCGAGGATGAAATGCCGCCAGTACAGGGTGCACAGAAGGCGCCGGACGGCAACTGGTACGTACCGAATCCTGAAGCGCCGGGTAAGTATATGTTGGTGCAATGAGCGACGTATTTTACCAGCCGCAGGACTTGATCGACCCGGACGTCATCCCGGCGACCGAAACTTCGCCGTTGCGGCTGATCATCCGGCCACAGGCGGACCGAGTGCCGGTAAACCCGCTGGCGCCGCTGGTGGTCGCTGACGCCGGTCGACGTCCGGCGCAGGTCGAACCGCCCTCCAACGTATTGGCGCAACGCGGCATCATCGACAAGTTGCTAGGGTTGACCGGCCCGCGTTATCAGACCTGGCCGGAAAAAATGACGCGATCGGGCGTAGCGCTGCCGCACGACGTTATGGCCGGCCCGGTGGCGGTCACCGACCCTTATGGGCGCGTCGTAGAGAGCGCCCCGGCGTTCGATTTGCGGACCGGTCACACGTCCGATCCGCTGACGCAGCGCGTCATGGACTTGAGCGGACTGATCATGGGCGGAGGCATTCCGGCGGCGGCACGCGGGGCGCTCGGAGCGGCGGGGGGCAAAATAATTCAACCAGAAATTACTCCCGGTCCTTTCTATTCGGCGGTCGAGCACGCGCTGACGAACGCGCCGCAGGAACGCATGACGCCGCAGCAATGGACGGGCTGGCTCAAGAATCAGCCCGGCGTCAAGGCAGAAGAACTGTCGTGGTTAGGGTTGGACGATCCGGCGTCACTACCGGCCGGTCCGAAAGGCCAAGTTGACAAGGCCGCGCTGCTTGAGCACGCGCAAGGCCACGGGCCGCAGATAAAGGAAGTGGAAAAGGGGGGTAGCGCTTATGACGAAGGCGCGGCCCACGAAATTGCGTACAAAAAAGCGGATGAAGAAGCACAAGCACAAGGTATTGACGACGAAGAGTGGGTCCAAAGCCGGGCTTACGATATTTTTGATGAAATGCCGATTGCGGAAGGAGGAACTAAGTTTTCCGAGTACCAGCTGCCCGGCGGCGACAATTATCGCGAACTGTTGCTGACGATGCCATTTAAAAAAGCTGAGTCGGGTAAAGCAATTGCTGATGAAGTGCCTGAATGGCAGCGTCAATACATGCGTCCTGAGGCTTGGGCAGAAGACCCGAATAATGTCTATCGTTCTTCTCATTGGGACGAGCCCAACGTTATTGTTCATATGCGCATGAACGACCGCGACGTACCCAGCATCGGCAAGAGCCTGCACCTGGAGGAAGTGCAGAGCGACTGGCACCAGCAAGGGAGGAAACAAGGATATAAATCAAACGATTTAAAAAAAGACTTTAAGGAAAGATTTGGTAGAGAACCAAGCGCTAACGAACTAAAAGAATTTTCGGAGGAATGGGTAAATCAAGGCGGAACGGTTCCCGACGCTCCATTCAAATCCACCTGGGCCGATCTCGCCTTGAAGCGCGCCATTGCCAAGGCTGCGCGCGAGGGCTACGACGCTATTTCATGGACGCCGGGTGAGCAGCAGGCGGCGAGGTACGACCTGAGCAAACAAGTAGATAAAATTAAGTATAACCCAGACGCCAACAAGTTGGAAGTTTATAAAGATGGCGCGCTAGTGTTAGGGCGGGTTGCCGGTCGAGCAAATTTGCCAGACTTCATTGGCAAAGAAGCAGCAGACCGAATTTTAAATAATCCTACACGGAAAAATGAAAAAACCGGTTTCAACGAATTAGAAGGAGAAGGGCTAAAGGTCGGCGGCGAGGGCATGAAGCGTTTTTATGACAAGATGCTGGTCGACAAGGCCAACGCGCTGGCCAAGAAGTTCGGTGGTAAGGTGGAGTGGAAGGACTTACCTAGCTCTACCGGTCATGAAGTAGTGTCGCAGCCGCACGGCGAGCTTACTATCGGCGAGCCTCAGCTGGCGTCGACGGTGCCGGCGAGCAGGCGCGACGCCATGGTGGGCGTGTATGAAAACGGCGTGTTCAAGGACAACTATGAAAAGAGCGCCGGGCTGGTCGAGAGACTGAGCAAGACCATGGTGAGCGGCCCGGACGGCATCCGTTATTTTGACACGCCGCAGGAAGCGCAAGCTTTCATCGATTCGAAGCGCGTCAAGGTGCCGGTGTTGCGTCTAACGCCCGAAATGAAAAACACCGCCGTGCGCAAGGGTATGCCGCTGTTCAGTTCCGGGTTGTCGTTTCAGTTCATTCCGGTAGACCACGATCCTTTCAAGTTGGACCCGCAATTTGAACAAGCCTACAGCCAGGGGAGCGCAACCTGATGCCGCTCAAGAAATCGACGTCGAAATCAGCGTTTAAGCAGAACGTCAAGGCGGAAATTGCTGCTGGCAAGCCAGTAAAGCAGGCCGTGGCGATCGCTTACTCTATCAAGCGCCGCGCGGCGCGCAAGAAACGGAGCAAGAAGTGACCGAACTGACCATCAGGACTTTTGCCGTTGAACTTGCTGGCAAATTCTATGAGAGCAACCGGTCGCCGCAGTTTCGTGCCGCGTTTCCGACATGGGAGCATTATAGAGGCGGCTGGCAGATCGTTGGTGAGGGTCGGGCTAAAAAAGTACCGCCCGGCTGGATGCACCATGTCGTACTGGCCCGACGCCTGCTGGCGGAAATGCTTAAGCAGCCCGACGCCCGTATTTCGCCGGTCATGAAGGACCGCATTGCCGAGGCCTTGATTGAAGACCATGGCAAGGCTAAGGCGTTCGGCAAGAAAGTTCATCAACGCATGGAGCGCCACGACGATGGCAAACCGTCTGACCAAGTTGTTGCCGGCCTCGGCTGTTGACGTGCCGTGCACTGTTGCGGTATCCAAGGCCGACCGGCGCGAGCAGGAACAGCGCGAACGGCGTTACCGGGCCGAAGACGCATTACGCTGTCTGCTTAGGGCCGAGGAAATTCGCCGCGATCATGCTCTGATGAAGGACGTAGTGCAGATAGCCAGCGAGCAGAAGAAATCGCTGCAACGAATTACGCCGTCCGGGCGGCGTTAAGCAACCCGTGCATCTGAAGGAGTAACTGTGATGTTGAAGACGCGATTGTTGTTCGGGGTTTCATTCGGCCCGTTGTACGCGGCGCCCGGCGAAGGAGGCGGCGGTGCGCCGCCCGAAGCCGACGACGTCGGTACTGCCACGCCCGACGCGGAAGGAAGCCAGCCCCCCGTTGAAGGCGCGCCGGCCGAAGAAGGCGGCGAACCGCCGGCACAAGGTGTCGCTGCTAGCGCAGAAGGCGACGAACCCCCGGCGGCACCGCCCGCCGAGACGTGGCAGGACAAGGAACTGCGGCGCAAGCATGCTCAGTTGCAGCAGGAACGCCGCGAGAAAGCAGACCTCAAGGCATCGCTCGAAGCCGCGCAGGAAATGCTCAACCGGCTGAACGGCGGCGACGGCCTGCCGCCGCCCGAATCCGGCGAACGCCCCGCCGCGTCGGCTGCCCGGCCGGCTCAGTCATCGGAGGACGAAATTCAGGCCGCTGCCCGCCAGCTGGTGGCGCAGCAGAATTTCGACAATGCCGCCAACGATGCCGACAAGACGGGCCGCGAACGTTACAAGGACAAGTGGGACAAGGCCACCGGCACGCTGGCGACGCTCGGCGGCTTCGACCCCGAAACCATGCAAGGCATTCTGGCGACCGACGACCCGGCCAAGGTGCTGTTCACGCTCGGGGACAAGCCGGAAGAATATCAGCGTATCATGGACTTGCCCCCGGCCAAACGGCTTGCTGAAATGGTCAAGATCGGTATGCCGGAACCCAGGACGCCGCCCAAGCGGCCGTCCGGCGCCGCGCCGCCGACCGAACCGGTAGGCGGCCGTAACCGCGGCGACCCGAACGCATTGAGCGACGAACTCGACGACGAAACCTGGTACGCGCGGCGCCAGGCCCAGAAGAAGGCAAGGTTCGAGGCGCGTCGCGCGGGCGCCTGATGACTAAAACCCGTCCTGCCGGGTAACGCAGTGCACTTCCGTCCGGGCGGAATTAAACAATCCCCGTGCTGGTCCACCAACAGCCACGCGGCCGTGGACGCCGCGCCCGATGCCTTCCGGGACTGATGGCTTACGGCTCAGCACGGAGATTTTTCCATGGCCAACAACCTTCTGACGATCAGTATGATCACCCGCGAGGCGATCGAACTGTTCGTCAACTCGAACATGTTCATTCGCAACATCGACAAGCAGTACGACGCGGAATTCGGCAAGGCCAACGCCAAGATCGGCTCGCAACTCCGCATCCGGCTGCCCAACGACTACACCGTTCGCCACGGCCCGGCGATCTCGCTGCAGGATACGTCCGAACAGCAGACCGTCCTCACCATGGCGACGCAGGACGGCGTCGACGTCAACTTTACGTCGGCTGACCTGCTGCTGTCGCTCGACGACTTCTCGGAGCGCATCTTGCTGCCGATGATGAACAACCTGGCCGGCGACGTGGCCTCGACCATTATGGGCAACAGCGCCGAGGCGATCGCCAACGTGTCGGCGAACCTCGACGGCAACGGCGCGGTGCTCAACCCCGATTCCGGCACTTATCTGGACGCTCAGGCGACGCTGGCTATCAATTCGGCCCCGATGGTCAACCATAAGATCATCAACGACCCGCGCCAGGAAGCCCGCGTCGTGCAGTCACTGTCCGGCCTGCTCAACCCGTCCTCGGCCATCAGCGACCAGTACTACGAAGGCACGATGTACAAGGCGCTCGGTGCGACCTGGTTCTCGGACCAGACCGTCATCAAACACACCAATGGTTCGATGGTGTCGACGACCGTTAACGGTGCCGATCAGACCGGCACCGCTTTGACCGTCGCCGCAATCGTCGGCACGGTCGAAGTGGGCGATATTCAAACCATTGCCGGCGTTAACGCCGTTAACCGCGTCACCAAGCAGGACACGGGCGAACTGCGGCAATTCGTCGTCACCACCGCGATGGTAGCCGGCGACGTGACGATGAACGTCTACCCGTCGATCATTCCGGCGGCGGCGGACGGTTCATCGGTGCAGTTCCAGACCGTCACCGCGTCGCCGGCCAACGGAGCGACGATCACTCCGTTCTTCGTGCCGTCGTCGGTCTACCGCAAGTCGTTCCGCTACGCGCCGCAGATGGTGACAATGGCGACCGGCGACTTGCCGTTGCCGCCGAACAAGGTCACCGCTCGTCACAAGTACGACAACGTGTCGATGCGCATGGTGACCGATTATCTGATCGGCACTGACCAGTCCGTCACTCGTCTCGACGTACTGTTCGGATCGCTCGTCGTTCGCGGCGAGTGGGGCTGTATCGTTCCCGGCGCGATCTGACGCTCCGTGAACCGTTGAAGGCCCCGGGGCTTAAATTGCCCCGGGGCGTCATTCCAGTTCGCCGTCCGGGCGGCGTTAAGCAACCCGTGCACAGACTGCAGGAGCAAGTTCTATGGCTGTTACTATCGGTTATCGTGATCAAGTCGCCCCGCCGCCGCGTCGCGGCGCGTTGCGCGACATCAGGCGTTACATCGCGCTCACTCCGCAGACCGACTCCACCAAGTTCGAGCGGGTCGAATACCGGCGTTACCCGCTGATGCCGAAAGATGACAACGGCCAGCATTTCAAGGACGCCGCTGGACGCTTCATCGTGCTGCGCGATGCGGCCGACGAGGACGCGTTCTACGCCGACCACCCCCATCTTGAACGTCATCAGGACCCGGTCGACGCCGCCAACGAACTGGCGCGGCTGCGCGAGGAAAACAAGCGGCTGCGGGCCAAACACGCGGGGCCGGCCGACGAACCGGCTGATGATAAACCCGTCAAGGAAGCCGCTCCAACCAAGGGATTGAGCGGGCTGGTGAAACCGTCCGGCAAAACGGCGCCCAAGACACGGGCGGCCGACGTCGGGCCGGCGCCCGGCTCCAAACTCGACTGACGGAGCGCGTTGAACCATGACCACTGGCCGAGACGTCGTCACTTACGGGCTGAAGAAGTCCGGCATTCTCGGCCAGGGTCGTACTGCCGGTGCGGAAGACATCAACGACGGGCTGAACGATTTAAACGACATGCTGGCGCTATGGAACCGCAAGCGCTGGATGATGTGGGACGAAGTAAATTACGTCGTGGTGTCGACCGGCGCTCTCACCTACACGGCAGGGCCGGGCGGCGACTACGACATCACGCCGCGCCCCAACCGCATCAAGTCGGCGTTCCTGCGCAATCTGGTCAACCCACTCGGGCTGAACGTCGACACGCCGGTTAAAGTCATCACGGCCCGCGAAGAATACGACCGCATCGCGTTGAAGTCGCTGGTGTCGTTCACCAAGTCCGTCTTTTTGGACACCGCGTACCCATTGGCCGTAGTGCGGCCCTACCCGGTGCCGTCGGCGTCGATTTACGCACTGGGCCTGACCTTCACCGACGTGCTGCCGACCTTGACACTAGACACTGATCTGAGCACGCTGCCGGGCGAGTACTTGCCGGCGATGAAGTTCAACCTGGCGCGCTGGATGCGGCAGGCTTACGGCAAGGGCATGAAGCCCGATACTGAGTTGAACCGGCTCGCCGCTTCGGCGCTGGATACGATCAAGAACGCCAATTTGCAGATTCCCGAACTGGTCATGCCCCGCGTGCTGACGTCGCGGGCGCCGGGGTACAACATTCTGAGCGACCAATGGTAGCAACGAAAGGAACGACGAAATGACAAAAGGTGTCCCTCCGATCCCGGGCTTCGTGATGCCGGACGGCAACTGGCTGCTCGCGCTGGCCGGCGGCCAGAACCAGGCCGTCAACCCCGGTCTGACGGCGTCGACTACCCAGACACAGGCTGCCGGCACTGATCTCGCCTACGGGCTCAATTCAGTGACGTCGGTCGCCAACGCGTCGGACGCAATGACGATACCCCCCGCCAAATCTGGCTGCGTAGTCGTCATGGCCAATAACGGCGGCAATGCGTTGAGTTTGTTCCCGGCGTCGGGCGACGCAATCAACGACGCCGCGGCGGACGCTGCCGTCAGCGTGACCGACAATACCTTATCGGTCTACGCGTGCATGACGGACGGCACCTGGTTCGGCGGTGCGATCACTTTCGAAACCTGATGATTCCGATCCCGCTTACGAGCGGTGCCTACAGTTCGCTCAGCGTCATTGCCAACGCTCAGCGCTGCGTCAATCTGTACCCGGAGGCCAACCCCAAGGACACCCGGCCTCCGGTACCGGTGACGCACTACCCGCGCGCCGGCAAGAAGCTGCTCGCCATTCCACCTACGCTCGGGCCGGGGCGCGGTCTGTACCGTGCCACCAACGGTGATCTGTATGCCAACGTCGACGACTTCATCTATTTTGTCGACAGCAACTTTGCGTTCAGTCAGGTGATCAATATCGGCCACGGCACCAGCCCGGTGCTGATGGCGGACAACGGTCAGGACGTGGGCGACGACCTGGTCGCGGTTGACGGCTCGGCTACCGGCTGGCAAATAACGATGTCGACGCGCGTCGGTGCGGTCATAGTCGACGGCACCGGGCTGTTCGTTGGTGCCAATCGGGTCGACTATCTTCAGGGGTTCTTCCTGTTCAATGCCCCCGGCACGCCCTATTGGTACACGTCGCTGCTCAACAGCGTGTCGTTCAACGCATTGGACATAGCGTCCAAGGCGTCGTACGCCGATAACATCAAGACGCTCGGCGTCCGCCAGCGCGAGGCATGGCTGATCGGTGAACTTACGACGGAGCCCTGGTATCTGTCGGGCGCCGCTCAGTTTCCATTTGAAGCAGTGGCGTCCACGTTCGTACCATACGGCTGCGTCGCTACCTATTCGATGTGCCCGATAGACGTGCGACTGTTCTGGCTGTCGCAGGACTTGAAAGGCCAAGGCATCGCGGTGATGACCGAGGGATACGAGGCCAAACGAATTTCTACCTATGCGCTCGAAAACGAATGGCGCAAATACTCGGACATCACCGACGCCATCGGCGGCTCCTACCAGCTGAACGGCCACACGTTCTACGTTCTGCACTTTCCGACGGCCGACAAGACCTGGGCCTATGATCTAGCCACCGGGCAATGGCATGAGCAAACCTGGCTAGATAACGACGGCGCCGAACACCGTGACCGCGCTACCTTTTATGCCCACGCCTACGGCAAAGTCATCGGCCAGGACTGGGAAACCGGAATTCTCTACGAACTCGACCCCGACACCTATCAGGATAACGGCCAGCCTATTTTGTGCCGCCGCGGCTTCCCGCACGTCATCGACCAGATGAACCGCATTACGCACTGGAACGCGGTGGTGGACATTCAGTGCGGCACCATCGCCGACCAGGACGCCGACCCGCAAGTCAACTTGCGCTATAGCGACGACCGCGGCAAGACGTTCAGCGACCCCATTTCGCAGACTATGGGGGCGACCGGTGAATACGGCACCAGCCCGCAATTTCCGCGTCTCGGTATGGCACGCGACCGGGTCTACGAAGTGTTCTGGGCCGAAAACATGGAAACGGCGCTTAACGCCATCTACATCGAAGTGGAGGAAAGCGAATCGTGAGCCGCCGCCCGGGATACGCGTGGAAGGACGACGATGGCAAGTATCGCCTGTCGGTGATCGGCCCTCGCGCTAAACTGAAGACGCGACCGGCGACGAAATTTGACACGCCGCAGCAGCTGCTCAACGAGGCGGCCAGACGTGAACTAGACGTGGAATGGCAAAATGGTAAGCCCGACTAGCGCGCCGCTATCAATGCCGACGGCGGCGCAGCCTCTGGCCGACGCCGAAGGAAAACCTAGCCAGGTGTGGTGGCGGTTCTGGTATGGGTTGCTCACGCGGTCGGCGGCGACCGTCACTTATCTGGTGGCAACGGCGCTCACCGCCACCGGCACCGCACAGGCCGACGCTCTACAACTGACGGCCGAATGGAACGAACTGACAACGGTAGCCGCGAACACCGGAGTGGTGCTGTTCGATTTCGGTGCCGGGCTGGAATCAACCGTGTGGAACGCCGGGGCAAATTCCCTTAAGGTATACCCGCCGGTCGGCAGCACCATCGACGGCGGCGCGGCGAACGACCCATATGTACTTGCGGCGGGGAAAGCGCAGGTATTTTATCAGCTGGACGCCACTTCCTTCCGTACGCTGCAACTGGGATAACGACATGCAATATTTTCAGAAGATTGCCGAGGGCGTAATGACGCTGCCGTTGCTGCATTCGCTGGCCCGGCACCCCGAATGGTGGGACACGGATACCATGCGGACCACGTTCGAGGGTACGCCACATTCCGAAGTCCACGACGTTCTGCTAAGGTTCGGCGCGGCGGACGGCAACGACCTGGAAGCCGTCGATTTTCCGGTGATGGCGGCGGTGCCGAAGGCCAAGGAAATGGCGCTCGACCTGATGCGGCTGGTGAGCGGGTCGCGCCTCGGCCGCATGGTCGTTACCAAATTGGAACCAGGCAAGCGCATCGCGCCGCACGCCGACGTAAAAGGGCTCTACAGCGCCTATTACACGCGCTACCACATCGTACTGCAGGGGCTGCAAGGTTCGTTGTTCAATTGCGGCGACGAAACCGTCAATATGCTGACCGGCGACATCTGGTGGTTTGACGCTCACGCCGAACACAGTCTGGTCAACAATTCGAAAGACGACCGGGTTCACTTGCTGGTGGACGTCAGGATCGATCAATGATTTTTCATCGCCTGCCACAGCGCGCGAAGTTCGCGAAGGGACGCCCCCTTCAATTCTTCATGAGTAAGGCCGGCTTCTACCAGGTCCTTGATCATACGGTTGCGGCGCATAGTGTTCTCCTATGTTTGACGTGTAATTTAAACACGTCGAAGGGGGTCTGTCAATGATTACGGTTCAAGTCGAATCGTTTAAGGCCTGCCTGACGGAACTGACCCTGATATTTCAACGCCACTGGCAGGAGTATGCTTTGTTTCAAGACCGCATGCCGCTGGCGCCGCAATACGACGAATACGTTCGTCGTGACGAGGCCGGCGAACTGGTGCTGGTGACCGCGCGCCGCGATGGTGTGATGGTGGCTTATTACACGGCGGCGATTCGTCCCGGTTTTCACTACAAGGACACGCTGACGGCGACGCAGGACCTGATGTACGTAGTAGCAGAAGAACCGTGGAAAGGGGTGTGCCGCCCGCTGCTCGAATGCGTGGAAGATGAATTGAAGCGCCGTGGCGTCAAAATATGGTACGCCGGTTATAAATCGCACCGGCCGCAAGGCATGCCCCGGCTGTTCGGGCTGTTTGGGTTCGAACCAGCCGACGTCTACGTAACCAAGTGGATCGGAAACAAACGATGAAAAATTCGCCGTTCGATCTGCAGGACTTCGTACCGCGCAGCGACTGTTGCGTCGCGGCAGCCATTATCGGCGCGGGCGCGCTCGGCGCGGGGGCCTCGATCTACGGCGCCAACAAGGCGGCGGAAGCACAGACCAGCTATGGCAACCAGTCGATTGACGCGTCAAAATTTTTTTTCAAGGAAGCCGAAAGCCAGTTGCAACCTTATATCAGCGCCGGTCACGACACGTTGCCGTCATTGCAGGGCTTCACCGACCCCAACAATCCGGCGTCGCCGCTCGCCGCGCTGATGCGGCTGACGATGCCGGGGTCCGACCAGAGCGCCGCACTGGCGGAAACGCCGGGTTTTAAGTTTACGCAACAATACGGAATGAAGGGCATCGAAAACGCACTGGCCGCGCGGGGCCTCGCCGGTCCCGGCGGCCCGCTGGCGCGAGCCGGAGCCGACTATTCGTCCGGGCTGGCGTCCACGACCTGGCAGAACGTCGTCAACGCGTTGTTGTCGTCCTTTCAAGGCGGCGCCAATTCGCTGCAAAACATCGTCAACACCGGAGCGGGCGCGGCGGGCACGCTTACCGGCGCGGCGACGCAGACCGGCGGCCAGGTTGCCAACAGTCTGGTTGGCATCGGTAATGCACAGGCTGGCGCGGCGACCGCCACCGGCAATGCCATCGGCCAGTTTGGGTCGTCGATCCCACAGGCGTTATTGTTACAGAAATTACTCGGCAATGGAGGCAGCAGCGCGGGAGGCGGCCCGAGTGGCTTATATGGACTAGCCAACGGGACGTATGGCAATTTTGCCGATGCTGGCTTTGGCAATGGGATAGGAACTGGTGGCTTCAATTTTATTGATGCAATGGCAGCCAAGGGCGGTCGTTTCAAAAAGGGCCAGCGCATCTTAGTGGGTGAAGAGGGTCCCGAAATCATTGAAATGCCCGGCGACGGCACTATCATTCCCAACAACGCGTTCATGGCGCTGGTCAAGACCGGCAAGCGCAAACCGGCGCCGCGGGCGACGAGGCATTGAACATGGCAGAAGTAGACACCAGCATCTACCGGCCACAACCGCAGCCCAACCCGTTGGATACCGTCGCCAAGTTCGGGCAGGCAGCCAATGCGCTTGCGCCTTTGGTGGTCGGCGGCGCGATGCAAGGAGCGATTGACCCAGCAACCGGGCAGGTCGACCAGAACAAGCTGCTGTCGACGTTGCGCCAGTCGCCGCTCGGGGCGGCGCAGGCGGTGCCGCAGATGCAACATTTACAGGCGCTGCGCCAAGCGGGCTACGCCGCCGATCAAGCCGGCCTGGAAACGTTTCAGAAGCGGATGGCGGTCACTTATCATTTGTTTTCGGGGCTGGCGTCGAAGACTGAACCAACGATGAACGACGTTTACGACGTTGCGGCGCAGGCGATGGACCCCAACCTCAACGCTAAGCAATACGGCATCACGCTGCCCGTCATCATGAACGCCGTCAAGCTGTTCCGGGGTCTGACGCCGCAACAAATCAAGAAGAAGGCGTTGCAAATTCAAACCCAGGCGGCCTCCACGGCTGAAATCTTGCAGCAGCACACGCCGCGTTACCAAGCAATCGACCAGGGCGGCCAGATCACGCTGGTGCCGACCGGTACGCAGGAAAACCCGGCCGTCAACACGGCCATTCCGAAGACGTTGTCGCCGGCCACTCCGGTCGCCACGCCGCAAGGTACGCGCTATCTCGGCGCGCAGCCACCTATCCCCGGCGGCGGCGCGGTCGGACCTGCCGGCCAACCGCTAGCGCCGCCGGCTCCTGCCGGTGCGCCGTTGTCGCTTTCTCCGACAGGACCGGCGGCTTCCTTGCCGCCTGGCTATTCGGAGGCTGCCGGCGGCATCGCCGGCCAGAGCGCGTCGAGCGCCAACGCGCTGACTACCGCCAACGATTCGTCGATGGTGCGCAAGGGCATGATCGGCAACTTGGAGGAAGACCTGCGACATTTCACGTCCGGCCCGGCTGCCGACTGGACACTGGTCGCGAAAGCGTGGGCCAATCGCAACCTGCCGGTGCCAGAACCGTGGAAGGCCGAGGGCGGCGTGTTCGACGCCGGCTCCATTGCGTCACAGGAACAATTCAACAAGCAGGCCGCGATGCTGGCGCAGCAGCAATTCCAGACCATCGGCGGCACCGGCACCGACGCCAAGTTCAATTCGGCGTTCACCACCAATCCAGGTCAGACGCTATCGCAAATGGGCAACGTCGGCATCATGCGGTTGCTCAAGGGTAATGAAGACGCCATTCAGGCCAAGGCCAAGGAATGGCAAAAGTGGCTGGCCGCCGGCAACGGCCCGCAGACTTATCCGCAGTTTTCGCTGCAGTTTAATGACAAGTTCGACCCGCGTGTTTTCCAATTCAAGTACATCCTGGCTAAGGAGCGCCAGTCATATTTCGATAATATGGACAAGGACGCACAACAGACGTTCCTGCGCGATCTCACCTACGCCCGCAAAAAAGGTTGGGTCAATTTCACGGCGCCGAAGAAATGAACCTGTCCCCGCAAGACCGCGATCTGATCGTTCGCACCGTCATCGGTGAAGCGGCCAACGAGCCTGTTCAGGGCCAGGCGGCGGTAGCGCACGTCATTTTCAACCGCCTGAATGCGGGCGAATGGGGCAAGACGCCGTCCGACGTAGTGCTGGCCAAGGGCCAGTTCGAGCCGTGGCAGGTTCGGTCGCGCGAACTGCTCGCCATCGACCCGGCATCGCCCGAATATAAGAACGCGGCCCGGGTGGTGGATTCGGTCGTTTCACGTGAAACACCAGACCCGACCGGCGGCGCGACTTACTTCCTGCAGCCCGACATCGTGCGCGCCCGACGCGGCGGTACGCTGCCGTCATGGGCTAGCGGCAAAAACAAGCAGATCGGGGCGCATACGTTCTATTACGGCGGCCGGGGCGGCGCTCCGGTACAGATTGCCCAGGCAGACGATGTATCCGACGCCGACGTCGATGAAACCCGGAAGTTGCTCGGGTTGGGGGCCAGCGCGCCCACGGCGGCGCCCCCTGCGGTGTCGGCTGCCGGCACTGACGTCACGCCGGCAGACCTCGACGCCACGGCGCGGGCGCTCGGGATAACGTTAGGAAAGCGCCCGGCTGTGTTGGCCCCCGCAACGGCGTCCCAGCCAACGACGACCCCCTCTCCGCCGCCCGCCGCCCCCAGTCCGTGGGCGCCGATCAGTACCCAAGGCGGCTATCAACGCCAGGTCGTCGAGGGCATGCCGATAGTCGCGCCATTGGTGCACCGCGGTCTGGCGGCGGCGGAAGCCGCAACCGAACCCGCCATCAACCCGATCCGACGGCTGCTTGGCTATCCGGAAGCCCCGATGTCGGCGCCGACATTCGCCGGGCGCTATGCTGCCAATCTAGAGGGCATTCGTCAGTCGAACCGCCGCTTCGCGCAAGAAAACCCGGTCGGCTCCACCGTCGCCAATCTAACCGGCGGCGCGCTGGCGCTTGGACCGGTTGGAGCCACCGAAGCCGGCGGCATCGCGCTCGGCATGCGCGGGCCAAATATCGGGTCCAAGATAATTACCGGCGCATTGGGCGGCAGCGTCATCGGCGGTGCCGACGCCGCGCTGCGCGGCGAGGACCCGGTGACGGGAGCTAAGATCGGCGCGGTCGGTGGCGCCGCGGGGCCGGTCGTCGGTGAACTGGTACAGGGCGGCACTCGCTACGTCGTCAACAACATACTGCCGCGAACGGGCGTCTTGCGCGGCGTGCACCCGACGGCGGTCAGCAAGTTGACGCAAGCGTTCGAAGGTGAAGCGCCGCAATCACTGCGCGAGGCCCGTGCCCGCATGGGGCCGGCGGGGTTCGTGGCCGACATCAACCCGGCTACCACCGACATCGCGGGCGCGGTGGCAGACATTCCGGGACCGGGCAAGCAGATGGTGCGTGAAGCTTTCCGGGCGCGGGCGCGCGACCAGGCGCAGCGGGTGGAGCAGGCTTTGACCCGCAACGTCGGTCCGACGACCGACATCGAACAGTTCAGGAACGTGCTCACTGAAAACCGCAAAGCAGCGGCGGACCCTTTGTACCAGGCATGGCGCGACACCCAGGTACAGCCGACCGACGAATTGAAGGTTTTAATTCCGCGGCTGGAAGCAGCCGGCGCGTTCGGGCTGGCTGAAGAATCCGCCGCCGTGCGCGGCGTGCCGCTCAACAAGAAATTCTTCACGGGCGGCCCGCAGAAGGAATATCCGACGACCGAATCGTGGGACCTGGTTAAGCGCGGCCTCGACCGCAAGATCGATCAGGCGTACCGGGCTGGCGACAACAAGCACGCCGCAGATTTAGTCCAACTCAAGAACGAACTCGTCGGTGAAATCGGCAAGACCGACGCCGGCAAAATCTGGACCCAGGCACGTCAGGCGTTTGCCGAACGGTCGGCCCTGATCGATCAACTGGAAGCCGGCCGCGATACCTTCCTCGGCGGCCGGTCGGGCCTCAGCGTCGACGAACTGAAAGCTGAATTGCAGGGCTTGAGCGGCCCGGAACTCGGCGCGCGGATAGTCGGCGTGCGCGCGGCGGCGGACGAAGCAATGGGGGCGACGGCGCGCGGCGATACCACGCTGCGCAACAAACTTTTGGCCCCGAACAACCGCAAGAAGATGGAACTGTTGCTCGGCAAGAAGAAAGCCGACGACCTAATTCAGACGATGGAGCAGGAAAAGTACCTGGGCGAGCAATACCAGAACGTGGTCGGCGGGTCGCAGACCACGCCCAAGAAGGAACGCATCACGGCGCTGCAGGCGCAACCAATGCAGCCGTGGGATTTTGACGTCACGCGGCCCGGTACTTATCTGCCGCCGTCGATGCGGGAACAGTTCACGCCGCACGGCCTAGTCAATGCCTGGCGCGGCCAGGGCGCGCAGACCGCCGCCAACCAGCTGGCGCCGCTGATCACGGCTCGGACCGGCACCCCGGAATTTTCTCAACTGGTCCGGGCGCTGCGTCGCGAGTCTCTGCGGCGCGCTCAGGGGGCGGCGGTAGGAGCCCGCGCGGGGAGCGTCCTATCCGGTCTGGTGACCGGTCCCGGTACGACGACAGCGCGTCGCCAATACTTGCCAGTGCGTTGAGCCTCCGTTTACGCCGGTCGTCGGCGCGGTCGCGCTGCAATTCGCGCCAGTAACGCTTCAGCCCGCGGCAGACGTCCGGCCCGAAGCGGTCGCGCAGCGCCAGATAGAACCCCTCGATCACCGACAGAGTCAAAATGGCGAGGAAGTAGCGCATTCGTTCGTCTTAACGCAAACCGAGCGCATTAAGAATGCCGTCGCGAAGTTCTTGATAGGCGGCGCTCTCGGCGGCGCTCTCGGCGGTGCTCCAGGCGGCGCTCCAGGCGGCGCTCCAGGCGGCGCTCCAGGCGGCGCTCTCGGCGGCGCTCCTGGTGGCGCTCTCGGCGGCGCTCTCGGCGGTGCTCCAGGCGGCGCTCCAGGCGGCGCTCCAGGCGGCGCTCTCGGCGGCGCTCCTGGTGGCGCTCCTAGTGGCGCTCCAGGCGGCGCTCTCGGCGGCGCTCCACAATTCATCGGCGACCGCTTCGCCTCGACCCGCTCGCTTATGCAGATCAAGAACTCGTTGCACCGACTCTTGCGCCGAACCGGCGGTTTTATAGCTGACATGTAGGATAGCGGCGTGAACGCGATGAAGCGCCGCTTGCCAATCGTAGTCTGACGGCGTGCCGGCCAGTGTTTCAGCCAGTAGCACATGCCACTTGGCGCTTTCGCCGTTTGGCAAGCCCTCGAAGATATTGTCCTGCAATAACGTCAGCCATTTCGGGTAGCCGTAGTACCGAGCGACAATGGCGTGCTTGTCGCGCATGCCGCTAATTTCTTCTATCGTAGCCCTCGGCAGGATGTGGTGCAGGTGGCAGCCGACCGAACAGCCCTTAAACTCATCTTGTTCTTCGCGGCCATACGTGCCTTTGAGCAGCATATCGGCGGCAAAGTGCGCCTTGGACTGTTCAAGAAATTCGGTCTTTTGTTCCGGTGTCATTATAAACTCCTATGGCATTAAGTCGTTACGAAAAGTTCTTATACCAGTATCCCCGTCCAGTAGCCGGCGCCGAGGACGACGACCACCGCGACGACGGCACTGTAGGCTAGCCACAGCAGCCCGTTGCCGAGGATACAAAGAAAGCGCAGCATCACGTCTTCTCCGCCGGTACGTTGATTAGGACGAGTTCGCGCTGTGCCCTGGTGTAAGCAACGTAGATCAGGTTGTTTTCCTGTTGCTGCTCCCATGCCTGCCGAGCCCACGGCCCCGGCATCCAGGCATTGCGGCCGAGAATAAAGACACGCGGCCATTCGCGGCCCTTGGCCTTGTGAACGGTCGACAGCGTCACGGTCGGCTTGCGTTCGTGCTCGCCGTCCTCGAACATCGACGTGATCTGGGCCTTCAATTCGTCGACGGTGGCGCATTTTTCGGCAATGACCCTGACGGTGGCGATGCGGTCGGCCAGCGCCTCAGCCTGTCCTTCCTTGCCCTTGGCCGTCAATTTCTGGCATTGCCGCTCGCCGTGCGCGTCCAGCCGCGCCAACAGCGCGTTTAACGTCTTGGCGCTCTTGAACTTGTCGATCAGTTTGATCAAGCCGGCGCCGATATCCTTGCCTTCGACGTGACAGGCGACGCCGGCCCGGATCAGCGTAAACGCCAAAGTGACCAGCGGCTTGGTCTTGCGGCACAGAATGGCGTCTGACGGCGACAGACCGAACCAGCCGGAAGCCGAAGCATCTTCCTGCGTCGTCGTGGCGCGGTTTAGAAATTCAAGTTCTTCGATCGTCGACACTTCACCGTCCGGCGCCGATTCATGCGCCTGGATATGACTGACGACTTCCTGTGCCTTGGCAACTACCGTCTTGGGACAGCGATAAGTGACGGTCAGCGGTAACGACACGCAATCAAAATCGCGCACGATCTGGTCGACGGCGTCATTATCGGCGCCCGTAAAGCCGTAGATGGCCTGATGACGATCGCCCACAAAAATCGCCCGGCCGCCACGTGAATTAAGCATCTTGCGGACGTAGGCACGGCGGCACGGATTGGTGTCCTGGGCTTCGTCCACGAACACCACGTCGTTCTGCCAGACGCGGACACCTGAAATTACCGGCATCCACAACATGTCGTCAAAGTCGACGATTTCGGGGGCGTGCTTGGCGTGCAGCCGCAGGCCGCGCATGGCGAAGTCGATACCCTTAGGAATCAATTCGTCGTCTTCCAGGTCGTAAGCCATGTCAAAATGGTCGACGATGTCATAGTACAGTTTCTGGTCTTCGACTGCGCCGTACAGACCGATCGCCGCCTGTTTGGCGAGCGACATCAGGCGCAATGTGAACGATTCGAGCGGCTTCGGGATGTTCAATGCCTTGACGGTCCGGTCGGCCTTTTCGCGGGTCGCATCCGGACCGCACTTGACGCCTGGGTAGGCGCGGCGCCACGTAGCGAGCCCAAACGAATGAAACGTGCCGGCGCGCACCCGGTTGCCGAGATTGAGCGGCGCGATCTTGGCCTTGATGTCGTCGGCGATCTTTTTATTGTAAGCCACGAAGGCCACGGAGCCGCGCGCCTCGGACAGGGCGTCGACCAGGGTCGTGGTCTTGCCGGCGCCGGCCACGGCTTCGACGAAGGCCGACCGGCGGTCGTCGCGCACGAAGTCGATGACGGCCTGCTGTTGAGGAGACGGGGTGCGCTTGTTGGGACTGAGCATCGTCGTGTTCCTATATGTGTTGAAGGCCGCACGGGCCTTCGTAGGGTCCCGGTGCCGGCGCGCTGCAGTCGACGACGACGAACCCGTTCGGACAGTCGCAGCGGTCCGTTTCGTCAAGCACCCATTCGATGTCGTCGGGATACAGGTCGTTGCCGATCAATTCGGCGGCGCGTTCGAGGCTGACATTGTTCTCGACCAAGGTGAAGCCGTCGGACTGGTAAACGGAATACTTGGACATTGTCGACATTCTCCTATTTCGAAGCCGTCATTTAAATCTATACGGACGCGCCTGTCAAGTAGGGGGATGCAAAGCCATCGCCCGCTGGCGCAGCCGCATGAACTCCTGGCCGTCACGCGCCGCGTTGCACCGGTCGCGTTCGGCTTTGGGTAGGCCGTCAAACCACTGCCAAAAACTGATGTTTGATGTTCCCTTGGGCATTGTGCCCGGCACCCACTCGTTATAAATGCCGGTCGAAGCGTCGTTGTAGGTGTAGGATGGTACGTCGGACCATCGCGGGCGCATACCGGGCTTTAAATGTCGTCTTCGCATCGTCGTCTTCCTAGAACTCGGCCCGGCGCCCTCGCGGACCACCGGGCCTTGTGTTCTCACAGGCGGGTTCCAACTGGACTACTTCATGACGAAACCTCCACATGACGAGGAACGCGGTAAGCGTTCAGCTAACGATAGCGCAAGCCTAACACCGCGGGGCATGAGGGTCAAGACGAAATGGCGCGCCGCTCCCTCACTATCCGCACGATTTCGTCCATTCCGTCGGCCTGGTTCTTCTTGCCGGTCAGGATGTCGACGTTCAACTGATCGATCGGGCTGCATATCGGGTCATATAAGTAACAGGTTTCGTCCTGTTCACCGCGATGATTGCGGTCGTTCATCTGTAGCCGGTGCATCAACGACAAGTCGGTTTCATAATAATAGATGCGCGAGCAGCGGTCGTTACCCTTCTGGCCGAGCAGCGTGTGGCCCCGGCTGGTCTGGTCAATCTGGCCGACCATCACGCGGCACGACGAATCATTGTTGAACCGGTCTTTCTGCGCGACGATGTCCTCGGCTTTCATCTTGCCGGTGATGTAGGCCGGTTCGAACCCTTCCTTCTGAAACTGGTCGATCAACATGCGACCGGACGGGTCGAAATAATAAACCACGATCATCTTGCCGCTACCGGTGTTCATCAGGTCTAGCGCCGCGCGCAGCTTAGGATTTGTTTTCGGTTCCTCCAGCCAGTGCACCTTGCCGCGGTCCATCAGCATACAGGAACTTATCTGTTGAAGTTTCAGGCGCTGGGTCAATACTAGTTCGGCGTTGATTTCCTCATCATTGCCGACCGCGGCGTAAAATTCGTTCATCATGGTGGCGTAATGGCGGCGCTGGTTGTCGGTCATTTCCAGATGAATCGGAACCGCTAGTTGTTCCGGCATATCCTTGCGCCAGTCCTTTTTCAGCGCGCGGAACGAGCAACGGTCGAGAATCTGACCCAGCTGCTCTTCATTTTTCACCTCCTTAATCTGGCGTCCCATGTAACCGCCCATGACGCAGTACCGGTTGCGGAAGGCGTAAGGATTGATGCCATCGAGTTCGCCCAGCAGCCGCAGTTGCGCGTAATAATCGAGCGCATTTTGTACAAGTGGAGTACCATTGAGTTCGCGAATGTAGGTCGCATGCTTGCTCAGAGCACCAATACAATACCGCGCCAGCACCGATTTGTGGTTCTTGATGCCGGTCGACTCGTCGAACACCAACATACAGCGACGCTTCTTGAACAGGTCGAGCAGTTCGTCGCGAGCACGTTTCGAACCGCGCAGCGTCTCATGGGCGATCGAAAACAGGCCGCAGTCCCAACCGTGCACAGCATCAAGGTTGTCTTTGTCCCACATGCCGGTGTTCATGAAACCGAGGCCCCATTCGGCCGGCGCCAGCGGCCAGTCGGCCATGAAGCTCATGGGAGCGAGCACCACGCACAGGTCGACGTCGTCGAAATCAACAAACTCGTTTAACGTGTCGCTCGTCTTGCCCAAGCCTTGCTGACTGAAGTTTCCGAAGCGTGGCCGCCCCGCGGCAGCGGCCAGATAGGCCTCCTGTACGGCCCACGGCTTACGGCCGTGAATTGTGTGGTTCAGATGCCAGCGCATTAAAAAATAACCGCCGCATATCTAAACACCGTTTCCTCCTTCTTCACGATGTGCTTTGATTGCCGGCAACATCACCGTCTGCCACAGCGCCTGCAGTTCCTGTTGCGTCTTCGGCAGTTCCATCCAGGCCGAGTACAATCTGGCCTCGGCCGACGGAATGCGCGGCGCAATGACGCCGTTACCCATGCGCTGCTCGCCGATCAAGAACAACAAGGCGTCGAGCCGGTCGGCAACTTTGATGATGCGCCATGCTTCATCGCATTGACGCAATTTGGCCATGTTGAATGACGGGGTGTTAAGTTCGCCGCAATCGGTGACCGCGTCTATTTCGGCCACGATACCCGGCAGCCGCTGCTGCATCTGAACGTCGACATAATCGGCGGCTCGTTGTTCGTCCAGAATTTCATCCTTGACCGGGCTGACGATGTCGCCCGTGATCGTCTCGTCCAAATCGTGCGTCAAAGCCAAAAACAGCAACAACGCGTAGGAGCCGCCCCAGCCTACGACCTTAGCTACCGATCGAGCGTACATCGCGACGTAATATGAATGGTTGGCGACGGTGTCGCGCGTCAGGGTCCATACCACCGACCAACGCGGTACTACCGACGCGGTACGAAGTTCAGGTGGGAATAGCTGAATGAACTTGCTGGTCATTTCGTTTCCTGCGCGTGGCGGTTCTTGTCCTGGTCGATCATTGCGAGACGATCGTCAAGAATCATTGCATAATTCGCAATGTCTTTTAATTCAGTGCGCGCTTCAGCGACGTTGAAAAAATCGTCCGCTATCTTAAATTCTTCAAGTTCGAGCACCAGCAACCGGACCAGCGCCTCGATCGGTTGCTCGCGCCAGTGGGTCTTTTTGCCGTCGTGCTTTCGCAGTTTCAACTCCATCGCTTCAGCAAAGGCGCGGACGGCGGGGCGAAGTTCCGTTTGTTTTAGCAACTCGATTTCTTTCTTGAATTGTCCATATTTTTCACAGCAGGGCATTCCTACATCATAGATCATTTTCCTTCCTCCACCTTTATGGCCTCGTCGATCAGCGTTGCCAGCAGCGATGACGGAGCCGGCGCCAGCTTATCCCGCAATTCGCGCACCGAATAGCCGTGCTGCAACAGCAGCGACAGACAGACGCAGGCGTCCATCACTAGCGCCCGCACGTCAACGCCGTCCTTGAACGACGAGCAGAACAATTCGCGCACTTGATGCCGGTCGTCAAGCCCGAAAGTGGCAATGACATGTAATTGACCGTCGGCAGCGGTCACGTGCGTCAACTTGGACGTGACGCTCAGCCGGCGGGACGGAAGCGATACGCGGTTCATTATCAATATCCCGCTTCATGTAATGACTCGTTATATCGCTGTGTTTCTAACTGTTCCATTTTACTTTTTACCAACATTAGACCAGGACGACTATAATCAACAAACGTAAATGGCTTCTCCAAGTATTCGTCCACGAACGCCATCAAGTCGTGCCAATTTCGTTCATAAATAGTCATCTTTTTAATCCTATGTATTGTCCCGTCACGACGTCGTCCTTCAGTTCCGCAAACACGTCGTCGGTCGAGGGCCCGTAGACGTACAGCATGGCCGGCGGCGCCATGCCGAGATCGACCGCCGCCAGCTTGATTTCCTTGTCAATCGTCTTCTTGTAGGCATACTCGATGTCGGGATAGTCACAGAAGGTGAGACACACGACGTCGGGCCGCGTGAGCGCCATCGCTTCCCGCATCTGCTGAACCGAGAACGTGAACACGCGCCGGATGCGCTTGGTGACGGTCGTCATTTCGGGCGCGACTTTAAGTTGGTTCCAGCTGATCTCGCGCTGGTCTGGGTAATGCGACCCGGAATGGCCGAGTTCGCGGCCGGCCTCGGTTATGTTACCCACTCTGATCGGATAAGTGCGCAGCACCAACACCGACGCGTTGTAGAACGACGGATGAATGCCGGCGTCGGCCATCGCTTGCGACACTGTACAGTTGCGCGACGTGACGTGCGGATAGAACCGCGAATCGACCGATAGGCTGACACCCTGTGGAATTTCGACCAGCACCGACCGTCCAGCGCGCATCGCCTCGTTGAGATCAAGCCGTTCAGTGAAGCGCTGCAGGAACGGGTGGTCCTTGGCAAGATAGGCGGAACGCAGAATTTTGCGCGACAGCGCATGGCCGACGCCCTTGCGGGTCGACGCTATCATGGTCTGAGCAGAATTTACATCACCCTCGGCCGCGCGGTCGGCGTCGTTGATGACGGCGGCGTTGGGATGAATGAACAGTTCGGGAATGTTGAATTCATTCATTTCACGTTCGAGTACAACGGGGTCGATGATCGAACCGGCATTCAGGTAGACGACCGGCAACAGACCATACTGAGCCGCAATCAGCACTGACGTCGGCAGGTGGTAGGCAACGCGGGTGATGCCACCGTGCACCGAAGTGTGACCCGACTGCGCGCCGTTGTTGACGGTGACGACGTCAAACATGCGGCCTTGTTCACACAGCCGCCGCGTCAGATAGGCGGCAGCGGCGCCCTTGCCAGCCGACCCCCATTGACCGTCTAGAATGAACGACGCCTTGCCGGCGCAGCAGAATGGGGTCAGGAGCATGCTTTTTCTCCGAGTTGAGCATAGCCGGCAATGTCTTTCCACGAATCCTTAGTATTGTGGCCGCCGCTTACGATACGCGCGATCTTGAGGCCAATTTCGTCCAGCGCCAGCGCCTGTTTAGGCGACAAATTCGACCAGTGAGGCTTCATCGAGCGCAGCAGGTCGCGATATTGCAGCGCGAAGGCGGCGTTGGCGCTGAAATCACCATGGGTAGTACCACGTACGACATGCGGATAAAGACGACCGAGAGCAGGAACAAGTACATGGGCAGACACGTCGTCCAACGACCACTTAGCCTGCTCTTCAGTAAGAAAAGGCACCCCCGTCACACACGGAATTATACCGTAACTGGCGTGTAAGGATTGCCATTCACGTTCGAGCATGGCCTGTGTCAGTAAATAATTCGTCATTTTCCTTCTCTCCATTCGCGCTGCCATTTATACAGGGCAAACAGGATGTCATTGTGGCGCGTCGCCTTGGGGCCGAGCAAAAGATGGTGGCGGCGCTCCGTCCACACCGAAGCCCCTTCTTGGCCGCCTTTTTTTAAAATAATTGTAGACCCTCGCCATGTACGAACCTGGAGTGACAGTTTTAGACCAGACCCACTACCGTCACACAAAAACGACGCTATGCCTGTCGGCATGCCAGCGTCGTGGGCGCGTTGCAAGTCGCGCATCTGCATATGAGTGAGGTCTAATTCGAATGGCGCGTCACTTTTGGGCCACTGGCGCTGCTTGACTTCGAGAATGCCGGCAGGCGGATTGTCCTTAACTGAAGACGCAAAATTGACGGAGCGCTGTTGCGGTAGTTTCACCAGCAGGTCGACGATGCCGACCATAAACCGATTGTTTCTTTTGACCGCGTAGCCACCCGCGTCATTGACAGCATCGCACATCAATTTTTGCAACGCAAGTTCGTTCATGTCGGCCATCCCATATACACCAGTGCTCCAATGTAGGTGACGTAGAACATGCCGCCCGTCACGACCGCCGCCGTGCGATCGCCTGACTTCCAGACGCCCCAAATTAGGCGCGTCACAAATAATAGGCCGAAAAGCCACAAAACGTACGGAGCAAGGGTCATGACGCGCACCTCTTGCAAATAAAGGTGTCTCCGTCCATTTCATATACATCGTACCACTGGTCGCAGTCTTCACACTTGAACGCCATGCCGTCAAGAACCTTGCATTCCTCGACCGACATTTCGTTAAATATTTCTATGTCCTCGAAAGCACTCCCCTCGCACGACGCCACCAGACGGTCGGCCAACGCTCGAATTTCAGCGTAGCGTGCGGGAGACATGGTCATTTTTCTTCTCCGTAAGTCGCGACGCTCCAGTTTGGGCCTTCGCCCTCGTCGACCCGCATCGGCAGGTCCAGTTTGATCACGGCGCTGTCCGACGAGAAGTCCTCCATGATCCGTTTGCACTCAGCATAGACGGCGCGCGACCGGCCGTCAAGTTGAAACTGCGACGACAGTGCGTCATGACAATTGAGCAGCAATTCGACGCCTGACTTTGTGCCGCCCTCCGACTGCAGGAATTCGTCGACTTCGACCATCTTTAGCTTCAAGATGTCGGCATTGCCAGTCTGCAACAACCGATTGAACCCAACATAATCGCGGTCAGGGTCGTCAAGCCGGCAGCGCCGTCCCAACAACGAAATGAGCCAACCGCGCTCGCGGAAACGTCGCGCTACTTTCTTCTGAAAGGGTTTCAGTTCGGGCACCGTGCGGAAGTATTTGGCGAGCGCTCCTTCGGCCTCGGCCTCGGTCATTTTGTACTTGTTCACCAGTGCCCTTTTTCCGCCGCCGGTAATGACGGTCTGGTTGACGCGCTTGGCCCAGGTGTTACGATAGTGCTTCTGATCGGCTTTGGGCATCTGGTCCCAGTCGGCGCGCGACCCTTTCGCCACCGCGGTGTGGCTGTCGGCTGCCGGATTATTGCGATAATCGTCGAGAAACACACGGGCGCGGGTGTAGTAGGCCATCAGCCGAGGCTCGATCTGACTGTAGTCGCGTTCGCCCCAGGCGCCGTAATCCGGCACAAATATCGATCGGTACAACGCTCCGAGTTCCTCGTCGTGCTTGGGCACCTGCTGCATGTTAGGGTCGTTGCTGCTTAGCCGTCCCGTCACGGTGCCGAAATCGTCGGTCCGCAACTGGTTGAATGTCGTATGCACGCGGCCATTCCACAGGTGGCGTTCTTTCAACGGCATACAGAAAGTAGCGTTGAGATTCTCCCACTTGCGCAGCTTGATAATTTTCTTGCCGGCGTCGTACCGCTCCAGGTAGTCGGACGTAAATGATGGCGACCCGTTCGGCCGGGTGCGCGACGGCGGCGTGCGCGGCCAGTCGGTGTGACCGTTCTTCTCCATCCAAGCCTGTACGTCGAGAGGCGACCGGGCGTTGAATCCGGACGGAAATTCGTTGTGTAATTGCTCGACGTCGCGGTCGATTTTGTCGATCAACCATTCGAGCCGCTCTTCGTCGACCTTGACGCCCCTTGTCATCATGCGCGCCAGTACCGGGATCAGACGACTTTCTATGTCGTGAACGAGGCCGAGTTCCTGGTTCTGAATGTTCACCGTTTGGGCATCACGCAGCTGCCAGGTCGTGGTGCCGTCGCCGCGGGCGTAGTCGACGCCGACGCGGTCGTTGCCCGCCAACCGCCAGTAATGCCCCATAATGTTTTTGTTGTTGGGTTCATTCAGGACGTTCGCCATATAGGCATACAGTTCGGCGCCCTTCTTGGCCTGGACGCCGTGACGATCGGCACAGGCCGCCAGCGAATACTTGCCGACATATTCGTCGAGCAGCGGTGCGTTAATCATGGTGTCTTCGAACCGAGGCTGCAATTTGAAGCCGACCCGGCTCATTAACCGCAGGTCGAATGCCAGATTGTGGCCGAAACATAGAGTACCGGCTTCGTCCAGTTTTGTCACCAGTTCCCTTTCGCCCGGCGCCAGCTTGCCGTCCCAGCCCTCGGGCGACGTCAGGCCGGCGCGGCCACCGACGTTGGCATTGCCGGCATGGCGGAACGGCACATAGTAGCTGTCGCGCGGGTCGGCGCTGAACGCCAGCACGTAGCCGACGATCGCGTTCTTCTTCCAATCAAGCCCCGACGTCTCAACGTCCAGGCAACGCACCTTTTCGTGCGGCAGCCGGTTCAACACTTCCTGGAGCGATCGGTCCGCGTCGGCGCCCGGCGCCGCGCGTCTCGTTCCAATGGTTGACCGCCTGGCTTGGACTGTCGAACTTTCGTCCCGCAAAATTGTAACGGACACGCGTCCTTTTGCCGGCTTCGATCTCGTGGATGATGGCGACGTCATCGTGCCCCTCGGCCTTGAATACCTTGATATGGACCGCAGTAGTGCGGTCCTCGAACGCAAGCGCCCAGGTCAGAGCGCGAAACTGGCGGAGAGAAAGCACCGTCAAAACGGAATTTCATCGTCCATGTCGTCGCTATCCCCCAGCACTTCATCGCGCGTCGCCGGTTCGTCGCCGCCAGCAAGCCCGTCGAGCGGTCCGACATGCTCAACGTACAGGTCTTCGAGCCACTGTAGTTGCTTCGGGCTCACCCGGGCGTTGACGCCGTACTGAGCGACGCGGTCCAGCTGGTCGCGCACGAACTGCGGCGACCGGCCGGCCATATTCTTGACTTCGGGCTCCAGCGCCGCCAGCAGCTGTTCGAGGCGCTCAAAGGATTCGGGGGTCATTGCCAGGTTCCCGTACAACGTAGATAAGAGTCATCCACAATAGAAATGATGGGGTCTTCCGGATATGTCGTGATCGTCGTTTCGGATAAAGGCACTGCTGTTGCGGTTAAAGGAATTGAAACGCCCGGCTTGACCTTGACGCAGTTCATTTCGATGACCCCGGCAAATGAGCGCGGCGGCGAAACCGCGCGCTCGATCAACTTGGCGATAACCCATCCGCTGCTATACCCTATGACGAGCATAACGACGGTATAAATTGCCCAGGTAACGTAAATGGACCGATTCATTTCTGTTTCCCTGCATAGCTGCTGTTGGTGCCGCCGCCCGCACTGCTGGCACTTTTGCTGTAGCGCGGGCGCTTGCGCTTCGCCATGTGGGTATAGCCCATCTTGGCCTGCTTGCGGCGGCGCTTGGCGGTGGAGGCGACGCATCCCATTAAATCAGTCCTTCTTGACTTTGTTTAATGGCCCGCAACGCGGACAAGACCATGTTTTAGTCTTTTTGTTTTTGTTGATTAGAAAAACTGTCGTGCTGCGGTTCATTGGCCGCTCCTATTCGAGTAAACGTCAAAATTCAAAGCTGGCGCGGCCCCGGGGACACGGGGAGTGCGGATCAGGGCCGCGCCAGCTACCGGCGGTCAATAGCGCGGGTTGCCCTGCGCCATGTCCGCCTGTTCGTCATCGCCGCCGTGCGCGGCGTCGTCTTCGGCCTGCAGGCCCTCGATGTCCTTGATCGACAGACCCTTGGACGAGAACGTCTCGTACATCTGCCGATAGATATGATACTGGTTTTCGTCCTCGACCAGACCGGCCGACCGCACGTCGATGTTGAAAAAATCGTCGTTCGCCCCTTTTTTCGTATCGATGAACGAATGAAACTCCCACACAGTGCCGAACAGTGGCGCGCGCACGGTCTTGAGCTTGGTGTTGAAGCGCCGGCCCATCTTGATCGACGACCGCTGGAAGCTGAGCACCGTCGGCATCAGGTCGGGCTCGTCGGGAAACGCCAGCAGGAAATTATACATCAGCGTCGCGGCCGGCGGCGAGTTGGCGTCATTCGGGTCCATGGTGCCCCAGTTGGCGAGGCCCGACTGCGCCACCGTCGGCGCCAGCTTCCAGGTGACGGTGGCGCCGCCGTCCTTCTTGTCCAGCTGAACCGTAAACTCGCCGTTCGACGGCGACCAGTGCACGCCGTCGTCGGCCCGCGCCAGAATGCCGCCGCCCGAATCGCGCGGCCGCCACAGGATGTAGCGCTGGTCCATGAACACCGGCACCGCGCGGAACGGACCGTCGAAGATGAATTCGGCGGCCGGATGGAAGAAATAACCGGCGCGCAGGCCTTCGTATTCCTGCAGTTCCGGCGACAGCCCTTGCATTAGCTTGAGGCGCGGAATTTCGATGTCGTCCTTGCCGATGTTTTCCTTGCCGAGGTCGGCGTCCTGCCGCATGAACGACGGCAGGTTCTGGACGGCAGCCGTCGGAGGCGGCGCCTGGTGCCGGACGGCGGGGGTCTGAACACGGGGTTCCGCGTGCATGACGGGGCGACCCTCGTCCTCGGCCGGCGCTTCGCGACCCTGGTGGGCGGCGGCACGGGCAGCCTTGGAAGGAGCGGGGCGCGCAGCCGGCGGGGCCGGCTTGCGGGCGGGGGCGGCTTTCTTGGCGGCAGCTTTAGGCATCGTTCTGTTCTCCTGGTTGAAGTTCTGGTTCACCTATTTGGTATACGGAACATTGTCCATACCGTTAGCGGCAGCTAAACCTTCTCGAAATTTTTGCGCCGCTTTTGCCTGAGCTTTTTGCTTCCATTTTTGCTTACGCCCTGGGGTGTAATTTGAACAAGCCAGCCATGCGGCGTACAATTCGGTGCGAGTTAACCGTATTTGCTGCGCCGATGATTTAGGCATTATTTTTTCTCCGTCACGGTCACGCTGGTGTTCGGAACCATCGCAACCGTAAACAGGTCCGGTGGCAGTTCCATGTTGCGCTCCTCCATCAGCGCGCGGGCGGCGGCGGACAGGGTGCCAGCATTGACCGTCTCGCTGATGAGATCACCGAGATCGTGGGCGCGCAGCCAGTCATAGGCCTGAGTGCGGTGCTCAGCCGGGATCGAGGCCAGCAGCCGCGACGACAACCCGACGCGAAAGCCCTCGGCCAACGGCACATTGGTCACGCCCTCGGCCTCGAACGTCTGCGGCACTTCGACTTCCTTGTAGCGCTTGAACAGTTCGTCGAGCGGCTTCAATTCGTCGTCGATGCGGCTCTTGAGACGGTGCAGCGCCACGAACGCGCGGGCCAGCGGGATGGCGCCGCCCTTTTTGGCGCGCTCCATATCCTTGGCGAGTTTAGGAATGCCGGCAGCGGCGTCGCGCACGGCTGCCACGATGGCCGCAGTTGCCGGCGCGGCGTTTATAATGGTCGCTGGCAACGTGCCATTACCGGTAGCCTTCTTCGGCGCAGAATTAGGCTTGTTGGGGGCGGGCTTTTTCGTCATCTGCGGTTAGTCTCCTATGTCGCGTCATGAAGTCAAGCATGAGAGGGGGCGCCCGTCAAGGCGAAACGTCATACCCAGCACGGAATGTAGCCTTCGGCCTTGCGGTCCCAGCGCAGGACGCGGAACATCGCGCCGGGTGATATTTCAAGATCGACTTCGGTCTGCCAGCGCCCGAGCAGAGCCGCGAACGCCACCAGCTGCATATGGTCACCGACAATCAGCAAATAATCGGTACGCCGATTGAACGTCACGGCCACGCGTTGCAAGGCATCGTAAACTTCTCGCGGCATCCGTTCGTTTTCGATTTCGTCGCCGTAGACATATCGAAGATTTATGTGTTTAATATCGCCATACTGCAGCGCGGCGGACGTGTCGTCGGCGGTGAGATTGACGGCCCAGACGGTCAAGGCGGGCTCCTATTTCTGAATGACGCCCCCGGAGCCGAAACTCCGGGGGCCACGCTTGTTACGCCACACGCAACGCTTACAAAGTGTAGGACAACCCGAGCCCAATTTCCGCCGGCTTGGGAACGGACCGGCGCCGGACGCGCCACACTGGCTTGTCCTTGGTCTTGCGGCGCGGGGTCGCACTTTTCGGGTCGTCCTTCGGCAGCGCGATCTTCTGCTTCAGCGACTTCACCGTCAGCTTACCGATCTTGACCGCGGTGCCGTTGCGGATGAGCCCGCGCAGCACGACGCCGACCGCCATGCGGAACAGGCCGTCGCTGCGCTTGCCTTGCGGCGCGACGTCCAGCTTGTTGGCCGCGACCACCTGCTTGACCGTGCCGCCGTCTGCCAGATGAATGAGCATCGCCTTGGCGACGGCATCGGCGTTGCCGGTCGAATAGCGCAGCTTGCCGTCGCGGCCGCGCACCGCCATCCGCTTGTAACCGTAGGAACCGGTGTCGATCTTGGTCTTCGCCTTACGTTTTGCCACTTTGGAACTCCTTACATAAAAGTACCCCTTGACGGCATTAAAGCACCGTCAAGGGGCGGGTGTCAAGAAGAAATTTTACCACTTCACCTTGCCGCCCTTGCGCACTTTCGCCCGCAGCCGGTTGGCGACGTTCATCCGGATCAGGCCGTCATTGCGCGACCCGTCGCGGTTCTTGAGCCGCCGGTAACCCTCGACCCAGACCTCGTTATCCTTGGCAAATGCCACGAACCGGTTGAAGTCTAATAGGGCGCGGCCGGTGTCTTCGTCGGTGCGCGTCATGAACTCGTGGCGCAACTTTTTGGCTAGATCATCGCCGCAGTTACCCTTGTTGGGGGCGTAGCGCTGGCGGTATTTTTCCTTGACGATCGACTTGCTGTTGTCTTCCTCGTCGCCTTCGCCGTCCTCCATATCGTCGTCCGGCCGGCGGCGCTTCGGGCGCGTGGCCTTGACCTTAGACTTGGCCTTGCGGGGCTTCAGCTTGACGGGCTTGATTTCGAGCAGCGCCAGGTCGAGGGCATCCTTGGGGTCCTTGGCCGTAGCAAGAATGTCACTGCTCGTTAGTGACAACACTTGAAAATCGCCGTTTTCCCACGGCCCACTGATAGCAAGGTTATGTGCCTTAGCCTTCTTGAGAGTGTTGTGGTGAATTTTCATCGGTTGCTCCTATTTCGGGGTTTAAATTCCAGCGTCACTTAAACACACGGCGTGAAACTTGTCAAGTTATTTTGTCCAGTCCTCGATCTTGCCGGTCCGGACTTCACCGTCGGACTGCCACACCACCGTCTCACCGCGGCTCGACAGCACGACCTTGCGCGCTGGCAGGCCGGAAGCGGCAATCGCCCGCCGCAGCCGGTCGCGCCGGTTGAGCACGGCCTCGACGATTGAGACGTTCAAGTCCACGATATGGTGTGCCCCTTGCGAACCTTGGCCCGGAGCCGGTTGACCACCGACATGTGGACGAGGCCCTGGTTGGGCAGCGCGCCGTACCGGTCGTCCCAGCAGCCGTTGGCCACGGCAAAAGTTCGAAGCTTATCGCGATCGGCGCCGACGTGGCGCGACACCCTCACGCCGAGATCGCCGACGTAAACGGCAGCGGCCGAACCCGCTGCCGGTGCGCCTTGCGCCATCAGCGCACTATATTGCTCGACCGTGATTGGTTTACCGAGCATCCATGTTGGCATCGGCATCACAGCGCTCCCTGGACGATCGCCGCGACCATGCAGACGCAGGCGAGTACCAGCGCTGCTTCGACGTAGAGATAGGCAAAGCGATTGGCGGGGTCGTTCATAACGTTCTCCTATTTCGACCCGTCAAGTAAAACACGCCCATTCCTGTCTGTCAAGTATGACCTTGTCCGGCAGCAATTTACCGCCCGGCGCCTTTTCGCCCTTGATCAGCCACGGGGCGCGCCGCCAGTCGCCGCGCAGATAGGCGCACGACAATGGCCCGAGCAGCAGCATTTGGCCGGGCTCCAGCGGGTATTCCGCCATGCTGCGCAGGACGGCAAGCTCGCGGTCATCGAGTCTGGACATCAACCTCCCCCTTGAACGTCCGGGCCAATGAAATGCGGGTCGTAACCGGCCGCGCTGCGTCGCTTGCGGGCGGACACTACGACGCTACCCGGCGCCGAGTTGTGCGTGCCTCGCACCGCCTCGACGTGGCCGCAATCGCGAAACCGGCAGCCGTCATACAGACCAGCCTCGCGGACGATCGAGCGCATCCGGTACACGAACTTAGGCCCACGGTTCCAACCGGTCTGAATGTCGCAGGCAGCGCCGATGTAGTGATTGGACCCCGGCACGTGGCCACGGCCGGACCAGCAATTGGTGATGTTACACGGCACCCGGTAGCCCGCGTCCTTCAACAGCCGGAAGAAGGTACTGAACTTGGGGGCGTAGGCCGGATGGACGTAGATAGTGCAACCCTGGGCAGTAACAACCCTAATCATCTGCGACTTCGGCAGAGCGTTTGCCTGTCCACAGACGGCAGACAGGATGAGCAGCGCGGCGAGGTACTTGTACATCGGGGCGTTCTCCTTGTGGTGGAAAGGACCTATTTCAACTGTTTTTCCATTTCGTCGGCCAGCATCCGCAGTTCCTTGACCCAGGAGCGCAGCGTAGCACGAGGCAGGGCGCCGTGTCCATATAGTAGCACGATCGCGCCGGAAATCATATTAACCCGTTTATGCCACAGGTTAACCTTGGCGCGCAGCGCCGTACCGGTGCCCATGACGACGCCGTCTACCAGGACGGGGGCGCGGCGCGCGGCCTTAGGCACAGGCCAACTCCGTCAAGCCGTAAGGCGCCGTTCCGTGTAAATTACGGCGGTTCATGCTCGGCGTCGCCCACCGTAAATTATGACGGCGGCAGTTGAATTCCTTGCCGTTGCGGTGATCGGCTATGGTATGAAGCGGCGACGGCGGCGTCGATCATTTGCAAATCTGGCGCGGTTGCCCGCTTATTCGGCGTGGTGAATGCCATAGTGGCATCAACGCGGGCAACGTATTCGCGGGCGGTTTTCAGCGCGTCCAGCATGTCCGGCGCGGCTGCGATCAGGCGGGCGTTGGCTGACGCTTCCTCGATAGAGCCGCCCTGGTGTTCGCAAACATCGACATGGGCGCTGAACCGATTAACAAGCTCACGCTTGCCATCCTTCCAATACCCAAAACCGTTGTCGTGAAGTGTATAGACCGTCAAGCCATGCTCTCCATATTGCAGCCACGGCCCCGGCGTATGCTTTGCTTCGGTCATGTTCGTTCTACCCCTGTTAATGAACGTGCGGCTGAGCCGCCGCTGCGCGGCGCTCGCGCATCTTGCGTTCGTGATCTTCGCGCTCGAATTTGATGGACCAGTGCTGGCCGGTGTTGTGACGTTTCAGTTTCACAATTCGACGGCCCCACTCGAACACAAAGCCGGGAACGTCTGACGAAACCTGTTCAACCATGCTGCGCAGATCGTCAAAGAGATTGCCGAAGCCGTAGCAGAAGCACGGCACGCTGATCGTCGCCCACTTAATCAAGTCATCGCAGCGCGGGCAGATGGCCTCGTTATAGACGGCCCCTTCAAAGCCATACCGGCGGCGGTATGCTTCGCCAATGGACACTTTGCCCCGGCACTCGGCGCAGCGATGTTCCTTGCGCGCCTTCTTGACCTTTTCTTCGATCAAGAATGACACCGGGTCATAGTCGCAACTGCAATCGTAGCTCATGTCGTTGTCCAGTGTTCAGATGTGCGTGTAGACTGCGAATTTCAGATCGCGGACATTGAGTTGCGCAGGATTGAGGCAAGCTGCGGCTCAATCTTAAACCGCTCGATGCCGAGGTCGATTGACCGTTGGAAATTGCCGTCCTTCGTGCGCTCGCTCGCAGCCTTCCAGTCGCAGAGCATTTCAACCACATCGAGCAGGTTCATCCCGGCCACGCCGTTTTCGTAGTGTTCCGGGTGGTGGCTGTTCATCGCGTAGTGATGCTTGAGAGCAACGCCGAGCTTTTCGAGGGACGCCTTGTATTCGTCGCTGCCGTAGGTGAGTGACTTGAGCAGCGGCGTCATTTTATCAAACAGCGGCTTTTCCTCGGGGCCGAGCTTGCTGTCGTCGTGAACCTCGCCGCGATGCATCAGGTCGCGCGCCATGACGCCCAGGAGTTGCTGAACGCGGCGGATATGGCAAAGGGTGTCGGCGGTGCAATCGTATGTCATATGTTCGGTTCCTGACGGTGTTCGGATATCTGGCGTTACTGCGAATTACGCGGCCTCGGTGAGTTCAAGCCAAACGCAGCCGGGTGCTTTCATCTCGATTAGAATTTGCACGACCGCCTCGCTGTATTCGGCGAGCGACTTGTCGCGAGCCGATTTTTTGGCGTTGGCGTCGGCGGCAACAGGCCGGTGCGTTTCAATATAGCGACGTGCAAGTACAAACTGGTCTGGTTTTTTATGCCGCCGCGCCGCTCGGTCAAATTGCGGAAGGCATAGAACTTTCGACCATGCTTGTCGAGTTTGGCACTCCAGCGCCATTGAACCGCCCACAAATAATCTTCCTCGTCGAGCACCGCGTAGCGGTGCTCCTGATCGTCGAGCCAGATGCGAAATTCGTGCGGCACGGGGCGCCAGGTGTTAGGGTCCCACATATCCGTCATTTCGACCGTGCCCCCGTCATTGGTTTTGCCGTCATTAGCGCGCCGGATTGCAAGTGGTGGGCGGCGCAATAGGGGCGCCCTGACGCCATCGGCGGTTCGTCGCAGCCAGCCCAGCAGCAGCGCGGTGCCAGATTGTGACGTAGCATCACGGACGGCCGCACGCCGACTGCGGGTGGCGTTTCACCCTCGACCTTGGCCTTCAGGCGCATGTACTGGGTGGACAAGGTATCGCCGCCGCAGTCACCGCCGCGATGACTGCGGACCTTGACGGTTTCCCGCGCTTCCGATCGTTGCGCCTCGGCCCGCAAACGGTCACGTTCCCGTCTCACCAAGTCAGCCTTGATGCGCAACGGGTGCGGTATTTCACCCTTTTTTACCCGTTCATTGTAGGCTTTGAAACCGCGGGCGCAATTACCAGGGTTCCACTTTATTTTCGGCCGTATCCGGCGCCCGAGGCTGATGACGGCGTTGCGCGTCGTGCCGAAGTGAACGGCTATTTCCTGAGCGGTCATGCTCTGGCGCTCGGCCATATCGCGAACCTTGACGACGAGATCGGGGTCGGCGGACGACATCTTCCTAGAATCTGTCATGGAGCTTTACCTCGGCCGCGCCGCGGCGATCTTCCTCTTCCGGCCAGTCGAAGTCTTGGCCGACATAGCGCTCGAACGCCTCGCGGCAGGCATTGAGATCGGGCATGTTGGTGGCCGACGTCATGCGGCCGTTCAGCTGCTTGACGGCCGGCGGATAGTCGTCGAGCAGCGGGTTGTCATAACTGTACTTAGCACGGCGAAACTTGACGCCGCAAAACTTTTCCAGGTGAAACGCCAGGTGTTGCGGCGTCGGAATCGAGCGCACGTTGCGGGCCTTCAAGTTCAGCGCCATCGACAGATGCAGCGCCGGCAAACTGACCGTTGCCGGCCAGTCGGCCTTTTCGGGCTTGGTCGCCCAGTTCAGGTAATCAGGTAAAACCAATCCTTCCTGCAGGGTGTCGTACCACCAACTTTCCATCGGCTGCAGGTTGATGGTCTTGAGCGTCAGCAACGATTCGTTTTTTACATTGAGGCGCGGCACCAGCGGATCGTATTTCATGTCGAGCAGCGCCTGATGCAGCGCCGCCGGCCCGTCGCCGCTCATTTCAGCCAGAACTCTTTGAATAAGTTCGGAGGAAGCTTTCCTGTCTCCCATATCAATAACCGTGTAACGCCGATCGCCGGGCTTTGCAGGCGCCGCGTAAATGTCGTTGCTAGTAAGGGCGAGGCGGAGATAATTGCGGACCTTCTGGGCGTCAATCCCCTTCGGCTCCACCATGTGCCATGGATCGGTAATAAGTGAGCGTATAATGCCCGCATGCTTCTTGTCGCCGCCATAGAGCGCCTCCTCCGAATGCAATAACAAAGTCGCGCCCATATGCCGGTTAAAGCGCCCGACGATGTGCTCTTCCTTGGTAACGGTGACGTAGGCCGGTCCCAGAATGCGTCCGAAATATTCGAGCATCAAGGTCTTGCCGGCGCCCTCGACGCCGACGATCACCGGGGCGGTAAGCGACTTTTCGCGCGGCTCGCGCACGATGTTAGCGAACCAGTGACACATCCAGCGGAACAGGTTCTTGTCGCCGCCGCAGATGACGTCGCGCGTAAGTTCGATCCAGGCGTCGCAGCAACCTTCGTGTGGGTTCACCGCCCAGCCGGTCCACAGGTTCAGAAGGTCGGCGTCCTGAATGCCAGGCTGAAAGTCGACGGCACGGTAGGAACGCCGCCTGGGGCTCGCCAACCACAATTTACCCTTGGTCACCTGCTTGCCGTCGAGTTCGACGTAGTCGGTCGCCACGACGTTTAAGAAATCGTCCTTGGCATAAAATACCGGCGGTTCGCCGACCGGCTGGTCGGTATCCACGACCCTGAATTTACCGCCGACCTGCACCACTGCCCAGCGCTCATTGTACTCGGTAAGCAGGTTTACGGTCTGGGAGCCTGCCCATTCAAGCAGCCGGTCGACCAGCTTGTCGTCGTTCAGTTCCTTGCGCAGCACGCCAGACCCCGACACCTTCTTGCCGGATTCGGCGCGCTTGTAGGTAGACCGCACGGTCGGAATGCGCGACTTGTCGAGGTCGTCGGTATAGTCGCAGACGGCCCTTATCATCTGTTCGGTTTCGTCGACCGTCCAGTCGAGGTAGAAGAAGGTGCCGGATAGGTGCTTGCACGGCGAATTGTGATAGCCGGGCGTCCAGATGTGGCGCACGATCAGGGTGGCGATGGCGATCTTGCGCACGGCACGCAGGAGGTCGTCGGCATTAACCAGGGGGACGTCGGGAAACGGGACGTCGGACCATTCAATGAGTTCGCCAGTAGATTCGTGTACCGACCCTGGCATACAAGTTTGATGACCATTGTCTCCCCTCATTTCTACAATACATGATTCATCGGCCGGATCGTTAAAAGCTTTTTTTTCGAAGGAAAGCACATCTACCTTATATAAATAATGAGAACGTAATTTGGACTTCCTTCCAAACACCGCCGAAGTAGGAGGCAAAAAGACAGAAGCAAAATAAATCGCTTCTTCACAATCTAAATCTACATCAATTGGCCCACAATGAGCAGGACCAGTCACTAACCCAACCCCGTAGTTGTTCGCTTTCCAAAAATCATCAGAAGGGGGATCATAATCCTTTTCTACATATGCCCTAGAAATAGCGGCTTTTGATTGATAATGAAGCGCTACAGGCTTAAATCCTTGTTTACGTGCCCACGCAAGAGTTTGTAAAACAAACGGAGAATTTTTAATTATAGAGGGTTTGGTCATCGCTTTTTTCCTTTATGAGGGCAATAACCAAAATGACCGTGAGCATGATTGCAATTATGACACAATAAATTACTCGTAAAATAGTTCGGGTCTACAACTTAGTTTCCAATCGCGGTGTCTATCGTGTGGGTTTGCTTCATGAAACAATAACCGATGACTGCAAAGTTCCTTTAACTTCGTAACTTCCACCGTGCTGCAAATTTCAAATTTGTCGACTAAAACAATAGAGGTGCACGCGTAGAGAACGAAAACTACAGTCGGGACTAACATCAATCTCTCCTACCGGGCTTCTGAATGACCAACAACCCTAACCCGGCGTCGGCGCCGGGTCAAGGCAGAACCGTCCTGGATGCGTTCGTCTCATCGACATGCGCGACTGTCAGGCTAGAGCCATTTTCAATAATCCGTCCGCGAAATGTGCCTACGATACCGAACAAGCGACGTGACCATGAACATCGCACCCATTGCGACAAGACCATATTGAGATAGAGCCGCGCCAACGCCAACGGCTAAGCCGCTCATCCACAGTAGCATTCCAAATGCGCCGATCTTTCCCATGTGTATTAACCGTTCTTGACCGAACTCAGCGTTACCCATTTGGGGTTTTCGATAAAGGCAGCATAGACCTTTCCGCCATGTCCATGCACTTCGATCAGCGGGCCATCTTCCAAATCGCCAATCTCAATCAGGTGCATGATTAGATCATCGACGTGGCCCAAGCCATCCGCCAGTAGATCGCATATCTCCTTGCTAACCCTCTCATCATGTTCAGGGTGAGGGGTGCCTTCCCAAATTATCTCCATCGTCGGCTCCTTAATGCATGATGTCCGATTGCGTCAGGTCGTGCTGGCGAAGTCGCAGGTGGCGGCGCCGGTAGTGATCCCGGCGTCCAAGCAGGCACACGGGTCGTGCGGGCAGTCTTTAGTTCGGTGATAAAGCGCGCTGGCCGCTTCTCGCTTCGCGTCATATTTGGCCTGATCTTCAGGATAGAGCTTGAAAAGGATCGGCGGCTTGGAAGAAGGGTAGGCGTCGTTCTCGTCGTAGGAGGTCCATGTGCAATTCGGCCACTCGCCGTGGCAGTCGCAGTCGAATATCCCAGTTGATCCCAGTTCGACGATCCGAAACCGCGTGCCGTCTCTGGGCGAGTACATACCCTCGCGCCAACCAAGTTCTTTGAGGCGCTGATGGGCGCTCCACAGGGCCTCTATCGCCGCCTTTTCGTCTGGCATATCGGCTGCTCGCTTCGCCTCGGCGGCCTTGGCCGACTCCCACAATGCTTCGCCTTCGGCGCGCGTCAGCGGCTCATGGCGCATAATCGGCAATCCGTGCTGGTCGCGCTCTCCGGTATCGAACGTTTTGTGGCCTACGATGTCGTTCGGGTCGCTCATTTCATCCTCGTTAATTGGCAGTCACTGATCGTCGCGCATGGCGTTGGGGTTTGCGTGGTCCGGGCCAAAGCGCGTGACCTGTTCGACCTGATCCTTCGGCAGAATGTCGGTACCTTCGCCGCCGTCAAGATTTTGTGCGGCCCCGCCAAGTCTCGCGACAACGAAATAACTTTCGTGAATCTGGCGAACGATAACGGCTTCATGGCCGCCGAAGTGTCGCGTAGTTAACCGGCTTCCCTCGGTGATCTCTGATGCCCCCGCTTCCCCCGTAGAGGATTTACTGATGCCTCGCACTGAGGACACCCGATCGTGACCGGCTTGCGCAGCGAGCCTTAAGCCATCGCTGTCAACCGATGGTGGTATCGCTTCCCCCGCAGGTTGCTGGCGGGAGAGAAGCGACGCCGCATATTCCAAATCAACAGGGAAAAATTCGGCATCAGGATCGGACGGAAAGCGATGTTCGACAGGGCCGCATCGATAAGTCATCGCCCATTTACGAAGCGTGTCAGCGACGCGCTGCGCCTCACTCACCCCCGGTTCATTGGCGAGGGCGGCGAGAGCTTCGCCAGCAATGTCGGTACAAACTTCAACAGCATCAGAAAGGGACTGCAAATCCTCAGGTGCCGGCCCATTCTGGCGCAACCACTGACCTTGCTCCACAATTAATTCCAACGCTTCCCTAACTTTGTCCGTCACGGCTGCCTCCTTTGTTGACGCGTCATTAAGGCGAAAGGTGCGTTTCGTACGGCTGGCCGTCCATGTGCGAAAACCAGCAAGCCTCAAGGTCGCATTCTTCGCCTGGGTCGAGCAGGCCATCACAACACCAAAGGCCGTTGCCCTGATGGCGCAGCCGTCCACCGCCACAATTGAAGTGCGGGCAGTCTATTGGAACGAAGCGTCCCTTATTGTCGCGCGGTGTTGTCATCCCATACCCCTCTTATCGGTGCAGATCGACGGTGACTTTGACCTTCACCACGCGGGGCACTTCCCACCCGTGCGGCTCAGTCTTCAGGTCAGATCGTTTAGCGATGTAGCCGAATTCGGTCTTGAGATAATCCCTGGCATCCTTGCGTGATGCGAATACCATGATCTTGTACCCGCTGATGGCCGGGTGGCCGTCAATGCGCGCACGGCCACAAAGATGTTCGGTGCGACCGTCAAGGAGGTTCTTGGAATGCCACTGGATTCCCCAGCCGGTCGTGGCACTCTTGTTTCTAATGCTCATGTTTGGTCACCACCCCACTACGCTAATGGCTCTGGCAACGGCTGCCAGAATTGGAAGTAGCTGGAATTAAAATAGAGAGATGGATCGGCATTCCTGTTTCCGACATCATCCCAACTATCGTCTTCTTCGCCGATGCCCGGCTGCCACCCAACTACGGCACGCTCCCCGTGGGCGATATTGAGCACAAGGATCATTGATCCGTCTCGCGGTGCTGTCTCGATTGGTTGCCATCCATTTTTCAATTCCATGTTCCTTTGCCTCTCCTATGCACGCCGGTTCATGACATCGACCAGAAGATCGGCAATAGTCCCCAAGACGGCCCACGCCCCGACGACAATCAAAGCCCCGGGCCATCCGCCCAGCAGGGCTGCGCCGATGATAGCGGCGGTAAGTCCACCGAAGTGCCAAGCCAACTTCAAATAGACTTTCATTTCACGTCTCCATACGGCCCATTAACACGAATTAGATCGTTTCCAGATTCACCCGCCGCACCCTAACGCCGTCACGCTTCGCATCATTCCAAGTTGGCCGTTGTCCGTTCCTGTAAGGCCAGTTTTCGAGAATGTTTTTACGGACCTGATTGGCTTGGCCGGCAACAGACCAGATCATCATGTGTGGAGGTTTGGTCAGGATATTGACCGCAACAAACCCTGTCTCCTTGATCGTCATTGCAATTCTCCTTAACCGTTCTTGTCTGTACTTACGGCAGCGCCGAGCATGGCCGCCCAAACGTCACCAACCACCTTATCGTGGTGGACGTTCACTTTTGTAACGCAAGCGTCTGCGCCAGCCGCCCACATTTCCCGCGTTGGTTCGCGCATGGCTTCAATAGCGGCGCGCGCCTTACGTTCGCACTCACCCTTGATCGTGAAGCCGCCATGCTCACGCAGGCAATCTACCAAGGCGTCACACAGGGCGTTGACGGTCAATTCCTGCTGACGGATGTAAGCCGACATCAATAGATCGTCGTCATAGTCAGGCCGTGCTGGGATGCCGATGCGAGCGTGCGGTTCTTGGCGGAAGTGGGAATTGACCAACCGACCCATGACCTCGCGCGCCTCGGCGTGGCTGACGTGTCGCTTCGTCAAAATGCTTTCGCCAAAGTGCGGGCCGGCGGCGATCTGGTCAAAGGCATTGCCGGGTTTAATTTCTTCGGTCTGCATGATTGGTCACCTCTCCTTAAGAAGCCAGGGCCAAGCGGCCCGCGTCTGTGATGCGCTGGTCGGCGTCGATCAAGCCTTTGCGAGCCAGAGCCGTAATGACGCGCTCGCGGTTTAACCAACCGAGCGCGGGCCCGGCGCGGTCGTAATATTCGGCGTAGTCAGGCGCGTCCAAGTCGGCGGCATAAAACTTAAGGGCTTCGCGTTGTGCTTTGGTCAGCATGGTGTTCTCCATCACGGTCTTGATCGACCGTGGAAGCATTCTATCAAATTGACTTTTTCGATTTTCGATTTTGGCGCATGTCGCGTTCAAGTAAGCCGCGTCGTTGTTGAACATAAATTCTGAAACTCGAAAACTTGACACGATGAAACAAGGAACAGTCGCGTTCCACCGCCCGTGCGGCGGCAAATGCGGATAAGGTACTGCTACGCTTGCGGACGGCTCCGAACTTCAACATTTCGTCCTCCTATATCTTGTGCCCGGCGCCGCGCCGTGCTTGGCTCGGAACCGGTTGCCGCATGTGCAGCCGGCCCCTGCTTGGGAACCGGAGCCCCGGCGAACCACCGACGAGCGGACCACGGCACGCGACCAAGGTCAAGCAGAAACCTCGTCGAGCCCCGTCCGACGGGCATCCGTCCTACTTGTCCGGATGCCCCTTGTACGAGTTGGCTAAGCTTAAGGCCCGTCGGACGGGCATCTGTCCTACCTGTAGTACTTGTCACACTTTCTCGCGCGTACGCGTAAGATATGTCCGGGCCATCCCTTTTTTCTTTTTTTCTAAAGAAGAAGAAAAAAAGTAGGACAAGTAGGACAAGTAGGACGGAGGCCCGAAGGACGGGGCTCGAACTTAGCCCACCTGTAGGAATTCATGTGGACAAGTAGGACAGAGGCCCGTCGGACGGGTATCGAGAAATATATTTAATCTGTAAGTGTTCAGCGGCTGAACGTGGTGGTATTCGAGTGTAGGAAAGAGAGAAAGGGCCTTGACGGGGGACGCGGCGCGTGGTGACGTACCGGCGTTCAGGAACGCCTTCACCCGGCGTGCCGCGGCATGGAAAATTCGTAGAGACTAACCAGTTCCGCGCGTGCGCGTGTTGTTAAGGACGCTTGACATGCTTGATTTGTCGCGCCGATCGTTTATTGCTGGGGTCGATAGAACATCCTCGGGGCCGGTAGGCCGGACCATATGAGTACGTTCTTCGTCGTTCACACTCAGCCAAATTGCGAACAGCGCGCTCATGATCACTTGTCATCGCAGCAGTGTGACGTCTACTATCCCCGCATTCAGGTCGACGTTCGTCATGCAAGACGCACCGTGCGCTCATGCCGCCCGTTTCTTCCCCGCTATATGTTTGTGGCCGACGACGGGCGCGGCGTGTCGTTCATCAAGCGGTCATATGGCGTGAACGACGTGGTGCGCCAGGGCCTGGAGCCGGCTCGCGTGGCGCAACGTGTCGTCAACCGCATTCTGGCGCGTGAGGACGACGACGGCTTCGTTCAGCTGGACGATATTCTGACTGACAACGCGTTGCGGCGCGGCTTTCGTTGTGGCGACGCGGTGCGCGTCAACGAGGTCCAGTTCGGTACGCCGATCGACGCGATTTTTCGCCGGATGCGTGGCGAGACGCGGGCGCTGGTATTTTTGTGCATGCTCGGCCGGCAGATTGCCAGCGAAGTACCGGTGCGGCTGTTGGAGCGCGCGGCATGATTGAAGCGTCACGACGTTCGTTCATCGGGGGCGCGCTGGCGTTGTGCGCGGCGCCTGCCGTGGTGCGAGCGTCGTCGTTGATGCCAGTGCGAAGTTTGGTTGTTTCGCCTTCGGCTAGTAACTCGTTGTTGACGATAGATATGATTACGCAGGAAGCCATTAGGTTGTTTAGAAGTTCAAATGCCTTCTTGGCGCATATGGATCGTCGGCGGGACGATATGTTTGAGGGACAACCAGCTGACGGAGTAGCTGGATTGCTTGCAGCGGGTGTAGTAGCTACAAAAGTTGAAAGCACGCGGCGCAATTTACCGGCGCTGATTGGTGGGTTGGCTGCGACGACGAAACAATCAGCGCCCCCTATTTCTGTCAGGTCAATTTGTCGTATTCGGCTTCCGAACGATTACGCCGTGCGCAACACTCACAGGCTGGTAACATGACCGGCCCTGCTGACAAGCCCCGGTGCAAGAAGTTGAAGCCACCCGACGGGCCGGATTATGAGGCGCAGCGCCGGCGTTATGACGCCTATCGCGCGTCGTTACCACCCAACGTCTCGGCCAGTGATACTGATAACCCGGCCATTAAATATGGTGCCAAGAAGACCGAAGCCACGATTGCTATGGTCATAAGCTGGCTTGAAAAGGGTTACAGCAAAGGTTTCGCTTGTGACAAGGCCGGCATTTCGGTGGTGTCGTGGGACAAGTGGAAATCGGATGACGAAGTCATCAGAGAACGCGCTCATGCCGCGGTCGAGCGCGGTACTGATTTGATCGAGGACGAGGCTCGTCGTCGCGCCGTCGAGGGCACTGACAAGCCGGTGTTTCAACAGGGCGAGTGCGTCGGGTTTATTCGTGAATATAGCGACACGTTGATGCAAATGGTGCTCGGCGGCCGGCGCTCGGCTTATCGCAAAACCAGCGTTGAAATGTCCGGGCCGAACGGTGGCGCCATTCCGCACAAGGTCGAAGTAGAATTCGTCAGTCCAAAAGCCAGCGGCGAGAAACAACGATGATTCACGGCGTGCTCAGTTTAGGGTCCGTTGCGATAATCGGAGTGCTGACGTTGGCAGCCGGTAAACCGCCGCCCGGCGTCAATCCTCCCTGCAACGCGTCCCACCCCAATCAGCGCACTATCATTGATTATACGAGCGGGCCGATGTGCGACGTCGGCGTGTGCGATCCGGTGCTGCGGTGCGGAAGTTCTGTTGAACCGTGTCTATTAATTCCGGCTCCTTCCTGTATTCAATGTAATCCACGCTCCGCGGTGGCGCGTTGTCTTACTAACGGCGAATTGAACCAGGCCGGGGGAAAATAGAGTGTTCGATTTTTGTCGCCGCGTCTATAATGATCCGTTTTATTCGTTCTGCGCGTGGATGACGGTTGTCATAGCCGTCGTCACTTGGGGATTTAGCGACACGTGGGGCGGTCATTCTCAACTGAAGTCGCCGCAGGAGGTTCGCCGTGCACCATAAATATGAAGGGTCGAAGATCGACGAACGGCGCGACCGTCGCGAGGCCAAGAAGCGTGGTATGACGACGAAGCAATGGGAGCACAGCGCGGCCGACCGCAAGATGGACCGCGAGGGTCAGCGCAAGCTAGATCAGGCGGCGAAGCACAAGAAACGGCGCCGATGACCGGGGTATTTAAAGCATGGCGCTGGGTGTCGGCACAAGACGCTGCGTCCGTGTTGGCGGCACCGGTCGCGTTCCTGATCGCGGTGGCCTGCGTGCCGAGTTGGGCAGGTATGGCGACGAGCCCGCGCTGGGTACTGGTGGCGTTGTCTGTTTATTTCATCGACTGGTGGTGTCTGCCATTCACCATTTTGTGTCTGTGGAAACTGGATTTTGACCAGGCGGCGCACTGGACGTTTCTCTGCGGCGCGCTGTGCTGGGGCATGCGGCTCGACGACCGGACGTTGGAGCGAGTAATTACGTGGTTCGCGGCCGGCGTCGCGGTGTCGAGCGTACTGGCAATCGGTCAGACGTTTTGGGATTGGGCCGTCGTGCCGCAACTGATAAGCCCGGCTGGGCTATTCCTAAACAAGAATCTGCTGGCCGAAGCTGCGTGTTTCGTTGTTATCGCGGCGCTGATCAGAGGCCAGTGGTGGAGCGTGGCCGTCGCCATGCCGGCGCTGGTGCTGACATGGGAACGTGCGGCGTGGCTGGGGGCGTTTATGTCATGCTTCGTGCTGGTTCCGATGAAACAGCGCGTCTGGCTGGTGGTCGCTGGCGGCGCGTTGATTGCAACGTTCTTGTGGACGGGTTTCGATCTCGGAACGTCGACGATGGCGCAACGCGTCCTGATCTGGCGCGACGCCGTCAACAGTCTGACCTGGCTAGGAAACGGTAGCTATGACCTGTCTGGCGTCACTATTCGCGAGCCCAACCTGCACAACGACTGGCTCCAGTTCGTGTTCGAACTCGGGGTCGCGGGACTGGCTGTTAATTGCGTCTTCGCCTGGTGGGCGGTACGGTCGTATCAGTCGATGGTGTTCATGGTTGCAATTATCGTGGTTGGGTCGTTCAGTTTCCCTCTCCACATGCCGGCAACTGGCTGGTTTATTGCTATTGTTATTGGCAATAGTCTACGGCGCGGCCATGTCGCGGGCCGAGTATCTCTACCACCGCGGCTGGAAGACCCACAGCTACGCCGATCTGGTGGAAGCCCGTCGGCTGTTTCCCTATCTTAAATATATCGCGCAGGGGCCGGCGCGATCTGGTAACTACGCGGCCCTGGTTCAAGCAGTCCGTGAGGACCCGCGCGCATTTGACCTTGCAGCGGCACTTCGTAAGTATCAACTCAGCAGGAGACAACGATGATCAGCACTAAACGTAAAGTCTTCGCCGCGCTGGGCTTGCTGGCATTGGTTGCCACGCCGGCTCTCGCGGCGGGTTTGTGGTCGACGTATCCCATCGTCGGTAGCGCTGCGTTCTGTTCGACGACCAACTTGGCAGGCGTGCCGGGTACTTCATCGGTCTGTACGACCACGACGCCGGCCGGTCCGACGGTCGTCACCGGTCTGGAAACTATTCCGGCCGATACTCACAAGGCGAGCGGTAGCAGTCCGCAGACGGTCGTGTTGACGCTCGGGTCGCTCAACGCGCTGCCGCTCAGTCAGGTAACGCTGCTGGCGTCGTCTGCCACTAATGCGCTCAGCCCGACCGTAACCAAAGGCGGCGTGGTAATCGTGGCGACGGCGTCGCTCAGCCCGACTACGATCCAATTGCCGCCGTCTCCGATCGACGGTCAGCAGTTCCGGATCGCGTCCAACCAGACGATTTCGTCGCTGACGGTCAACTCGTCCGACGCCACGGTATCGAACCCGCCGACGGCTTTGACCATAACCACGACCGGCGCTCCGTACGGTTATTTGTTCTGGTACAATTCGCCGGCCGACACCTGGTATCGATTGCAGTAAAGTCGCGTGCCCCCAGTACCAAGTAGTTCCTCCCCTTGGTGCTGACTTCCCCGCGCCGGACGTTCGCTTCCTTCGGCGCGGGGTTTTTACCCGGAGCCCCCCATGCCTGAACCTCTAAATTTCGTTACCGAAGCCGAGCCGTGGAACATCTACCGGCTCGAAGACGGCACGGTCATTCGTGCCAAGGTCGTGCTGTGCAAGGTGACCGTGCGCGACGGCGAGCGCGATCAGGAAGGTAATCCCGTCTACGATATGCGCTGGCAGCAGATTTGCGACGTTACGCCGGGCGAGCACCTGCGTGACACGCCCCAAGCAAAGGAATTCAAGTCATGAACCGATTGGTATCGTGGGCAGTGACGGCGTTTGCGCTGTTCGTGGTAATTTTGGTTGGCACATTAATTGCCAATGCTCAGTCGGCCGTACCCGCCAACGGATTGCCGCCGCCCAACCTGTCGACGGTAAATAGTTCTCTTACCGTCACGACGGCCAACGTGTTTCAACAAGTGCTGCCGGCAGTAACCAACCGCGCTCGTAGGTCGCTGACCATTCAGAACAACAACCCCAACAGCGATAATTGTTGGGTGTATGTCGGGTCTGCGACCGCCACGACTTCGACGTCTTTCCAGTTGCCGCCCGGCGCGTCGTATGGGCGGTATTTTCCATATGTGCCGTCGGATGAAATTCAAGGTACGTGCGACACGGCCGGCGACAGTCTGTATGTAGACACGCAATGACCGCTCCGTCTGGAGGCTTGCAATGACGACGAAGCGCGGGCATAACGGCGCGTTGAAGATCGCCGCGGCGGCGTTTTATATCACGACGGTCGGCGTCGTGCCGGCATTACCGCAGGCCGCGTTGTTGCCGAACGCCAAGCAAACATTCTTTGATCAGAACGGCAATCCGCTGTCGAGCGGCAAGGTCTATTTCTATGTGCCGAACACGACGCAGAAGAAGACCACCTGGTCGGACGCCGCCGAAACCACCGCCAACACCAACCCGGTGACGCTGGACGCTGCCGGCCGCGCCGTCATCTATGGCCAGGGCACCTATCAGCAGAAAGTGCTGAACGCTAACGGCGATCAGATGTGGAACGCGCAGACCACCGCATGGAATTCGTCAGTGCCGTCGGGCGCCAACGGCACCGACACCGCGCCGGTCGGCACCATCGTTCCGTGGGCGGGCTTCTCCATTCCGACCAACTGGGCGCTGACCAACGGTGACGCGGTCAGCCGGCTTACTTATTCCGACCTGCTCACCGCCATTACGATTTCGCACACGTCGGTGTCGTGCACTTCCGGTTCGGCGACGCTCGGCGGCTGGCCGGACACTTCACAGATCAGGGTCGGCGCCCCCGTTGAAGCGACTTGTTTGCCGACCAGTACAACCGTAACCGCCGTTACGTCGTCCAGCACGATCACGGTAAGCCAGAATGCCACAGCTACCGCCACCGTGACCGCGACCGTATTCCCGTGGGGCGACGGCGATGGTACTTTGACCTTCAACCTGCCGGACCTGCGCGGCCGTGTGCTGGCGGGTTCGGATACGATGGGGTCGACTGCGGCCGGCATATTATCGCAGGCAACGACCATCAGCACAACCAGCGGCAGCGCACTGGCGACGACCAATTCAGCCACTGGTGTTTACGCTGGCATGACGGTAGTTTCGGCCAACGTCCCGGTCGGCACGACGGTGTCGACTACGGCTGGCACCACTGCTGCCAGCACCACGATTACCACTTCCACGGGAGCGGCGACGGCAGTAGTAGCAAGCACAACTAACATCGTGCCCGGCATGTTGATTACATCCACTAACGTCCCGGCCGGGACGACGGTGTCGTCTATTCGAAACGATGTCATTACAATGTCCGCCAATGCTACGGCCACCGCCAGCGGAACGGCTGCGACCTTCGGCATTACGGTGTCGCTGTCCGCCAATGCTACGGCCACCGCCAGCGGAACGGCTGCGACTTTCTACGCATTTGAAGGCGCCGACGCATCCGGCGCATCGGGCGGCTCGTCGCGTCATCGCACCACGACCTACGAATTGCCAAACTTTTCGTTGTCGTTGTCTCCGACGACGTTTACTTATTCATTGACCAGCCCGCAGAGCGGTTCGGGCGCTTCGGCAGTGAACAACATTGCCACCAGCGGGCTGGCGCAGTCCGTCACCGCCAGCGCTTCCACCGTGACGTCGCAGGTAGGCTCGAACGCCGCGTTCCCCGTCATTCAGCCAACATTGACGTCGTCATTTATTATCAAAATCAAGGCCAACACGACCGGGGCCGGCGGCGTGGTGTCGTGGGGCGGGCTGTTCGGGGACATTGCTACCGACGATACGCTGCGGGCTTATACCAGCGGGTCGGTCAACTATGCTGGGCTGGCGACGCAGGATGATAAGACGCTGCTGGCGAACGTCAGCGGCGTCACCGCGGCGCCGGTTCCCTTGACTATTACGTCATGGTTTGACGCGACGCTCGGTAGTGCGCGGGGTGATCTGGTCCAGCGCGGGCCGCTGACCTGGACGTCATTGCCGATCGGCTCGGCCGACACTTGGCTGAATTCAGACGGCGTTAATCCGTCGTGGCAATCGTTGCCCGTGGCGACATCGTTGACGCCGGGCGTAATTCAGGGTGACGGCGACACGATCACCATTGCCGGCGGCGTAATGTCATGCACTACTGCTACATCCAGCCAAACAGGGTGTTCCAAGCCCGACGGAACGACCATCGTAGCAGTCGGGGGCATATATACGGCCGTCGGCGCCGCAACGACGTCTGTCGGTGTCGGCACGACGACTGTAGCTGCCGGCACCGACACTTATTTGTTGTACAATAATGCCGGCGTTCTAGGTAATCAGTCGTTCAGTGGACTGCTTGATAGTAGTGTGGGCTCAACGCCGAACCAGTTCGCCTTTCGTAATGGATCAAACTGGACGCAGGCTACGGCGCTGACCGGCGTAACGGCCGGCACCGGTCTTACTGGCGGCTCGATCACGTCCAGCGGTACTATCGCGGCTGATCTGGCCACGACATCCGAAGCCCTGACCGCCACTACCAACAAATTGTTGGACGCGGCTACTGTATTCAACGGCGTAGGGGCGCCCGTTCCTGCAACGGCCACCACAACCGTTACTTTGGACTTCAGTACCGGTTTTAATTTTGACCTTGCCACGACCGCGGGCGACGATTTTACGTTGGAAAACCCGACAAACGTAAAATTAGGACAGCAGGGCTGCATTTACGTGACGCAGCCCCCCAGCGGCTTGACGGTCACTATTTCGTATGGGACCAGTTGGCAGACGGCGGGGGGCGTGTCCGGTAAATCCTTGAGTACGACTAATTCGGTAGTCGACCGGATTTGCTATTTGGCAAGAGGGCTGACCGCCATTGATTTTTCTCTTGCTAACGGAATAGCCCACTGATGCGTAAAATTGCTATTGTACTTGGCCTGATCGCAGCGCTAGCAGCTAGTACCCATGCGCAGATGGTGCCGGGCGTTTCCGGTTCGATGCTGTTTAGCGGCGGCAATATCGTGCCCTGTACCGGCGGGACTATTACTGCGTCCGGCGGCAATACGATACATACGTTTTCGTCCAACGGCACGCTGTCATGTACGTCTCCGTTCACTATAACGGCGCTGGTGGTGGCTGGTGGTGGCGCGTCCGGCGGCGGCGGTTATGCGGGTGGCGGCGGTGGCGGCGGAATGTGCGAATTGCCGTCAACGCCGCTGGCCTCCGGTAGTTATACTATCGAAGTGGGCATTGGCGGAACGGGTGTTGCTAACAGTTCCGGCAATACTGGCAACGACAGCACGTTTAATGGCATCACGGCCAAAGGCGGCGGCGGCGGGGCGGTTTACAACAACAATAACGGTAAAACTGGCGGGTCCGGTGGCGGCGGTTCGTCCAACACTGGCTTGGGCGCCGCGTCCAATCAAACGACGCCGTCCGGCGGGGCGATTTGTTATGGAAACACTGGTGGAAGTGCGTCCGGTGCAAACGGTGGGGGTGGCGGCGGCGCAGGCGGCGCAGGCGGCACACCGACAGCCGGGGTAGGCAGGGCTAATTCTATCACCGGGTCCAGTGTCACTTATTCCAAAGGCGGCCTTTCAAATGCTACCACCGATCAGGGTGCGTGTGTAAATCCAGGCGATGGTGGGCCAATTGCAGGCGGCAGCGCCGGCGTCGGCACAGGGCATTCCGGCTGTACTGGCCGTGTTGTCGTCTCTTACCAAACACCATTATGACAATGAAGTATTTTTCAAGTCATTCGCCCCGAATACGAAGCCGGCCTCGCTTAGGAAATGGGCCATGAGACACCCTTACGAAATTCTTCGACCGGAATACGAAAAGTTGCTGTCCACCATGCGCGTACTGCGGCCGGTCGAAGTGAATGCGGCGGCCAATCGTTTAATTCAGACGCCGAACATGATGTGCTACAAGGAAGTAGCGGACGCTACCGGCGTGCCAGCGGCGCTGATCGCGGCACTCGACTGGCGAGAAAGCAGCGCCGATCCAAGCCGGGCGCTCGGTCAGGGCGACCGCTGGGACCGGGTGTCCGTCAACGAGCCGCGCGGCTTAGGGCCGTTCAAGTCACGGGTGGACGCTGCGATCTTTTACGTCAGACGCGAACGGTTGAACGACAATTCGGCACCGTGGTCGTGGCCCTACGTGTGCTGGAAAGCGGAAGCTTGGAACGGCTTCGGGCCGCGCAATCATAGCATTCATACCGGCTATCTGTGGGGCGGCACTAATCATTACCGGCGCGGCAAGTACGTGCGCGACGGCGTGTGGGACCCCAACCACGTCGACCGTCAGTTGGGCGTCATTCCGGTCATGATGCGGGTTATTTCGCTGACGCAGGCAATTGACCCGGCGTTGGCGTTCGACAAAGCTCCGGCGATTGATCAAGTTGCGCCTCCGACGCTCGTTCCGGTACCGTCGCCCGTGGGCGTCAGTGGTTCCTCGTCAAAGCATAATGTGAAGTGGCTGCAGGACGCACTCAACAAGGTGCAGCAAGACGCGCTCGGACAGCCGTTGCTGATTGACGGGTCGTATGGCCGCCGCACACGGTACGCGGTCCGCACGTTTCAGGCAAATCACGGGCTCAATATTGACGGTCTGTTCGGGCCGAAGACGGACGCGGCGTTGACTGCCGCCTTACAAGGAGAAGCGTCATGAAATTGACACCCATCCAATGGATCGGTGCTACCCTCGTGATTCTGGGGGCTCTGGTCGGGTCAACCACACAACTCGCAACGCTGTTCGGGGATCACGTCACGCAGATCATCGTCGCGAGTTCGACTGTTTTGTCGTCGATCCTCGGCGGTCTTGTCATGTTCTTTGGCGGCCAGAACAGTCAGATCAATGCAGTGCGCTCGATGCCAGGAGTTCAATCGATCGTCGTTAACGAGAAAGCGACCGGCATGTTGGCGTCTCTGGCAGTGGCGCGCGACGACAATAAGGTCGAGGCGACGCCGCAAGCGCAGAAAGCGGTTGAAGCTACGGCAAAGGCTGAAAAATAACCCGGCTGACGCCGTCAACGAACGAGGAACATTGTTATGACCAAAACCCGCACGCTGATTGTCGCCTTGATTGTTACTGTCGCTCTCGCGGGCTGCACGTCCGCGCAAACCGATAGGCTTGTCGCAGGTTTGGTCAATTTCAACCGCGGACTTGCCGCCGTCGATCAAACGATCAAGCAAATCAACACGACGCTGTATGGTCAGTGCACGGGCTACGTCGAAATCGCGTCGTCGATCAACGATCTGGCCGGTCAGTGTAGCAAGGCCGCGTCTTACACGACGGTTGCCAACGCGGTAATCTTGAATTATTGTCAAACCGAGGCCATCGCGCAGAACGGCGGCATCGCGGCTTCGATCGCCGTCACGGCTAAGAATGTTTCGGCGGCCAAGAGTACGCTCGCCGCCAACAAGGCCGCGTGCGCCGCAGGGAGCGGCTGATATGACGGATCGAAATGCGGCGGATTTCGTTCTTACCGGCGTCAACGTTATCGAATCGGTCGCCAACGTGGCTATTCAAGTGGCGCCGTTTGTTCAATTTGCCGCCGGCTTCATTCCCGGCGCGGCTCCGGTCGTGCAGATAGTGACGGCGGCATTACCTTACGTAGCCAAGGTCGCTCAGTACGCGCCGCAGGCACGAGCTTTGATCGAAAAAGGCGCGCCGATCATCGAGGCTATCAACAAAGCCAGCCCTGATTTGTTTGACGCATTACGAAACATGACTGCGCTGTCGTCCGGAAAGCAAACGTCTGAAGTGTCGGTGGCCGACGTCATGCGCTTTTCAGGGCCGGCGCTGTTGGGGCGGCGTTGGACCGACGAAGAAGTTCAACGATGGTGGGACCGTGCTCAGGGACCATTAGGATAGGTGGGAAATGAACCCGCCGCCACCCGACCCGGATTTTCTGACCGGCCTCGGCTTCAAGGCGCAGGACCTGTGCGCTGGTTTGGCGGGCGGCATAGTCAATGTATTCGTATTCAAGCGTTCGAACCCAATTGCCATTATTGGGTCGGCGGTGGTCGGAGCGTTGACGGCAAACTATCTAAGTGAAAGCGCGCTCAACTACGTCAGGCTATACATAGACGTAAGTGCTGGCGCAGTAGCGTTCATCGTTGGGCTATGCGCGATGGCGCTTTGCCAATCGATCGTTGAAAAAGTGTCGAAATGGAAACCGAAATTGTCAAGGACCGACGTTGATGCTTCTTGATCGATTTGCCACACAATACGACTTGACCCTGCTGCACGCCGTGTTGTGCTGGGCCGGCATCGTGATGGCGTTATGGTGTCATCAGCTATGGGGGCGCGGTATTATCAACTTGGTGGATTGCGTTACGATACGCGGCCTCCATCGCATGTCATACGTCATGTTAGCTCTGTCGTTGTGCTGGTCAGTGTCCTACGCCGCTTCCACTCACTGGCAGCCGTGGCCGTCCTACGTGCTGACGGTGTTGGCGGTCGACATGTATTTGTTGGCGCAGGTTCTGACGTCGGTGGTGCGCGGAAGGCCCTTCGGATGACAGTAGTACGTGCCCAGTTTCCGGAAAAGGCCAAGGCGATCTTCACGCCGGCCCCATACAAGGTAATCTACGGCGGTCGTGGCAAGAGTGCGTCATGGTCGTTTGCCCGCGCGGCGCTGATTCTGGGGTCGCACCGGCCGCTGTTCGTGGTCTGCGGCCGTGAAGTGCAGAAGTCGATTAAGGATTCGGTGCACAAGTTGCTGTGCGACCAAATCGAGCGGCTCGGGCTGCAGGACTTCTACGACCCGTTGGACGTCGAAATTCGCGGTAAGAATGGCACGGTGTTTTCGTTCATCGGATTGAACAATATCCAATCAATCAAGTCGATGGAAGCGATCGACGTCCTGTGGGTGACGGAAGCCACGCACGTGCCGAAGTCGAAATGGATCGTCATCGAGCCGACGGTGCGGTGCGACCCGCCGGCCGGCCCGTTCAAGCAGGGGTCGGAAATCTGGATCGACCTCAACCCGGAACTCGTCAGCGACGACACTTATCAGCGTTACATCGTCGACCCGCCGAGTGGCGCGCTCGTCATCGAAATGAACTATCGTGATAACCCGTTCTTCCCGGAAATTCTGCGGCGCCAGATGATGGACATGCGGGCCAAGGACTACGACGAATATTTGACCGTATGGGAAGGCAAGACTCGCAAGGCGGTCAGCGGTTCGATCTATCACAAAGAACTGGCGGCGGCAATCGAGGAAGGCCGCATTGGGCCGCGCATCCGTCACGACAAGGGTCGCGGCGTCGTCCTAGTGTTCGATCTGGGTGATTCGGACATGACGGCGGCCTGGGCATTTCAGCAGTCGGGCAGCGAACACAACGCCATCGATTACATGGAAGAAAGCGGGCGCGACATTTCCTACTTCATCAAGGAATTCCAGGACCGCGGCTACATCATCAAGGGCATCTGGCTGCCACACGACGCCCGTCAGAAGCACCAGGCGGCGCGCAGTCTGGTCAACAACACCATTGAGAAGCAGGCCAAGGCGCTGGTGCCGACGCCGGGCATAGTAAAAGTAGTGCCGAACACGTCGCACGCACTGCAGATCAACGCGGCGCGGGCATTGTTTCCGCGCATCAACATCAACGAAGTTGCCTGCTCGCAGGGCGTGTTGTGCCTGCAGCACTTTCAGTATGGCATCGATCCGCACACCCGGCAGCGCACCAAGGAACCGCTTCATAATTGGGCGTCGCACGGCGCCAAGGCATTCGGGTACTACGCCGTGCAGCTGTCAGAAGGCCGCAACAAGGAAAAGGCTGCCGCTGTCGAAGGCCCGAAGGGGCCATTGTTGGGCGAGCACAGCCAGTCATGGATGGGCATCTGATGGCAAAACGCACGCGCATTCGCCGCGACGAACGTCCGGAACTGTCCG